ATGGCTGGAGCGACTGCGTCTGGATCCATGTTTCGCGCAGCTGCTACGCTGATAACGTCCGTGGGGCTTTCCCTCGCGGTTACGGCAGCGTCTGCCCCAACTGCATCCGAGATTGTTTCGGTGCGTCCGCTCCCCCCCCACAAAGGTCCAGCTCTTTGGAACACCGAAGAGGATAGAAACTCCGAGCTTTCAGCCAGCATAATGGCCTACAACGGCCTTCATCCAGGCTGGGACGGCGACGACGCAAGTGCGCCGACTGCTGCGGCAATCGAAGCTGCGCTCGCCTTCATTGATCTGTTACCGCTTGGTTCTGACCCGACGGGGACAATGATAGAGCCGTCCGGCGAGGTTGGCTTCTACTGGAAGGATAAGGGTCGGTATATCGATATCACGTTCGACGGCAATGACATCATCTACTACGCGAAAGTCGCTTCACATGACCGGGGCAATACCATCATTGCGATGGGCCGAAAGCCTTACAATGGCCGATATCTGCCTGACGACCTCGTTTCCGCCCTAACCGCGTAATATATATGTCTTTCAACGACGTAGAATGCTCTTGCGAGCGAGTGAGCCACAGCGAATTTGGCCCTGTCGGAGATGATGAAACGCTGATACGCGTAATTATATCTCCCATCCATATCAATCCTAAAACAAGTCTGCCGTCTCCAGCCGCGTTCGCCAGCAGGGATCTTATGGAGCGCGGATTGTCTGTACTTCGTCGCGATTACCTGAACGACCGTGAGCTCAAGCGACAAGGTCAACTTCTCTGTAAGGACAGGCCTGAAAGGTCGATGCAAGGCTGTATGGTAGGCTCAGCTCGCGCTGTAAGGGCGTTGCGTGATCGGGAGGACCGAAAAGCGTTTTGTGTCGTTGACGATGAGCAACCTGATCAACCAATGCATGCCACTGTGATGCGATCAGCGGATCAGAACGAGCTTGCAATTAAGGAGCTTCGCGGCGAACTCATGGAAATTTTTGGCTACCAAGTGGCCGAGGACTGAAATTTCCTCGCTAATACCGTCGATATGAGCGAGGACAAGAAGCCGCCCACAACCGCATGTCGGGGAACCCCATGACACGCACCGAAGCGATCGAAGCCCTCCGCCAGCTGAAGGACACCACGCCCCGCGAGGCGAAGCTGTCCGACGCCGTCGCCATCCTCGAGGAGGTCCTCATCGCCCACGGCTTGGCTGATGTCGTCGAGGCGTTCCGAGAACTCGAGGTCGAGTGGGCTTGATGCGCCCTGCCCTCATTGCCGCCGCCTTCCTGCTTGTTGTGATGCCGGCCATCGCCGATCCGCTGCCGGTCTGCAAAGGCGGTAATCGCGTCGAGCGTGAACTGACTTGCCTGGTCGATGGCGACACGGGGTACGAGCGCGGGCTGCATTGGCGGTTAAAGGACATCGACACGCCCGAGATGTCTTCACATGCCGAATGCGGACATGAGGCCACCCTGGCCGTCCGTGCTCGGGACCGGCTGCGCGTGCTGATGGGCGACGGCTACCAGATAATCGACACTGGCGAGGTCGGGCGTTATGGTCGCTCGATCGTCCGGATCCGGCTCGCCGATGGCCGGGACGCCGGCTATGTCTTGCTATCGGAGAATCTCGCCCAACCTTGGCCCAACGAGGGAAACAGGTGGTGCGGCCGATGACGACAAAGACCTACTTCGTGGTGCAGGCGTTCGTGAAGACGGGCCGCCGGCTGGTGTCTGGGCAGACCACGCAGGAACGAACGGCCGAGGAAGCGAAGTCGAAGGCGGCCCGCTTGGCCGATTCCAGCCGATACGTTGGCGCGGTGGCATTCGAGCAGGTGGCCGACGACGAGACCGGAGAGACGATGGAAGAGCCCCGGCTGCTGTTCAAGGCGGGTGACGTTCCTGCAGACTTCTCCGAGGAGTGATGCCTTGTGGATGGCAGCGGGCATGCGCGGGAGCCGGCGACGAAGCTCGGTGGGGAGGTTAGAAATGGCCACGACACTATACATGACGCACCACGCGTAGAGGTGTAAGTTGCCTGGGCGTTGCGGCTAGGGAGTGAATCGCATGTTGAAAATCACTTCGGTTGGGTTCGGTAACGGATCAATCGAATTTGAAAGAGGAATTCCGGGAACACCGGAAACCGTTGAGCGGTCAGGCAACAGTACGTTTATCACAAGAGCCCAACCTGGCACGCCGGCGCATTTCGATGCCACTTTTATGCTCGTGATCCGGGGGGAGAATGACGGGCTAGAATTCTCGAACACGTTTCATTTGTCGGTTCCTGTCCCAAACGATGACCATTGCGCGACATATCGTGCAATCGAAGCCGAAGCTGCGCGACTACTTGCTCCAGTGCTACGAGGCGCATCTGAAGAGATTGACCGGATGGTCGCTGAGTTCGACAAAAATTTGCAAGAAGCGAGTTCGCAAGAGTCATCATAGCTCTACCAGGCTCTCTGCCATGAAATGCCAGCTGCACCGGGTTGGGCTGTGGCACTCTACGAATGCCCCGGGATAGAGGATAGTGAAGTGGCGTTCGCCAAGGTTCTAGCCGGCGGTGGGCTTATCCGCGCCCACCGCGACCACCGCGCGAACGATCGCCTCCTGCGCGAACTCCGGTCGATCATCGACAGCAAGACGTGACCACCCACACGGCCATCGAGACCCTGGGCGACCTCCGCGATCACGCGATGTCGCTGTCCTGGTACTGTGCCGACGAGCGGTGCGCTCGCCTGCTCGGCCTGACACTGGCCCGGGCAATCGAGCTGTTCGGCGCCGATCAAGTCTATATCGGTTGGCAGCCGACCGGCATCAAATGCGCCGAGTGCGGATGCCGTGAGACGACGATGATTGTGCAGCCCGTGCCGCCGGGCTACGCCATTCCCGGCCGTTGAATTGGAAAAACGCCCGCCACCCCGTGAGGAGCGGCGGGCGATGTGTTCGGTCTTGATGGTCAGCCGCGGCGCGGCAGATCCGGGATCGTCGGCTCGCCCGGCTTGCGATATCCGCGATTGCGGGCGGCCCACTCGTCGGGAAAGCAGTGCTCCGGAACGGTGGCCCGGTAGTTGTCGCCGCCGGGGGCGTGGAAGAACCGCCCGCCCTTGCCGTGATTGCCCTTGACCGGCGCCACCGGCGGGCAGGAGATCACCCCGTCCGACAGGATGATTGCCCGGGTGTCCCGGGCCTCCTGCCCCTCACCGCCTCCGACCACAGTGCCGATGCCGATGCCGGCGATCAGCATGCCGATGGCGACGGCGCCGACGATCCACAGCCAGTTCTTGGGTGGGGTGACGCCGTTGGCGGTGCCGGGTGAGGACAGGTACAGCATGCAGCCGCAGCCCGAGATCAGCAGCAGGTAGCCAATCACCGGCGAGTTCACGAGCTCGTCGGGCATGTCGAACGCCCGGACGACGGCGACATAGATCCTGAGCGCGACGAAGGCGCTGAGGGTGATGACCGGCGCTGCGACGAGCTGCTGCCAGCCCTCGCGCCCGCCGTCGCGAAACGCCCGCCAGGCGCTCGGCCCCCAGGTAATGATGACGGCGATCGCGACGCCGACGAAGATCGAGTTCGCCACCGCGATCATCTGCGGGCCGGGCACATAGGCCGCCAGCAGCCAGTATATTGCCGAGGCGATGACCCCGCCGGTCAGGAACCGGTTCTGCAGCCAGATCATCGGCCGTCCCCTCTTGCATGCTTGTCTCTGCCGGAGACCGCGTCCAGCGCTCTGCGGGCAATGTCTTCGCGCAGGCCTGCGGCCTTGCGGTCACTTTCGACGATCGCCCTTGCGAGCGAGCCTCGGAGCTTCTTCACCTCGTCGTCGATCGGCTTGCGCTTCGGGCCCATCAGGCGTTCCATCAGCGTCATGGCCGCGCTCCCGTCCGGGTGAATTCCTTGCGGGCGTCGTCGAGCAGCGAGATGGATTTCGCGACGGTTTCGTGAGCGCTCTTCAGATCGGTGATCCGCTCAGCATTCGTCGCCGTGTGCTTCTTTCGCTCGTCGATGTAGAGCCATAGAAACACCGCCGCGAAGGCCGCGAAGACGCTGTCGGACGAGGCGATGCCGTTGATCAGGGATTCCACCGGCGCCAACCGTCATTCATGGGACGATGCGATGACGGGCAGAGACCGGCCCACCGCGACGATGACGATCGCCGAGCCCGCCACGGCGATCAGCAGGAAGATGGCGGCGCAGCGCATCAGGCGCTCGTATTCTTCGGCGCGAAGTAGACGACGCCGAAGCCGATCAGCGCGTTGAAGACGCCGAGCCCCAGCCAGGCATACCAGGGCATGTCGACGCCCTCCGGCACGGTGGCGAAGACGGTGGTTCCGGTGGCAGCGACGGTCGCGACGGTGGCGCCGATCGCCTTCCGAATCGTTCCGAGGTTCATGGGTTTTCTCCGATCGGTTTGAGAGGAACTGTCTGCCCGGAGAGCGCATGGGTGCAGTCGCCGAGGAACTGGATCTCGCCGTCGCGGACGAAGGAGTGGCAGACAGTCGGCGGTGCGCCACCGATTCCGGCATCAGGGCCGGGATACGTGACGTTCACCGACGGATCGAATGTTGGCCTGTCGAAGTCGCCGTTGAAGCTCCAGCGCGGGCCGGCGCCTGCCCCCACCATGATCATGTGCCGACTGGTGCAGCCGGGACAGTGGAAGAAAAGCGCACCGTCCTCGCCCGTGCGGAGCACTCCGCGGGCGGCCATCATCCGAACCTCGTCTCGCTGGCGGTCGCCGACGTGAGCCTCGGCATCCAGATCGGCCGCTGCGGGAAGGTCGAAGGCCAGCGGCAGGCGCCCTTGGGAACGCGGCTCTTATCGATCGGCGCCACCGATACCCGGTTCGACTGGTTGCCGCCGAGGCCGTAATAGCGGGTCGCGTCCTCACCGACGATGAAGAAGACGTGGCCGCCGCCATTGCGCGAGATCGAACATTCGCAGCCATAGGTCGGCTCGGTCTCGACGCCGAAGCCGCGCCAGTTCAGCGCCCAATACGGGTTCTTTCCCAGAGCGCCAGGGAACGGCTCGCCCGGCAGCGTGACCTTGATGGCCGTCTCGATGAAGTCGCCGCACCACGGCAGCTTCGCAGGATCGCCAAGCGCATGGCCGTCTTCCTTCAGCGCCGCCTTCAGCGCGGCGTTGTCGTAGATCTCGTGCAGGCCGAGCAGCCTTCGACCCCACGCGACCCACGGCAGCTCCGACCGGTCACCCTGCGCCGCGCCTTCCGGCTCCGCCTCCAGCATCTTCCAAGTGATCGGGCCGACGAACGCGCGCGGCTGGAGATTGCGCGACCGCTTGAAGGCGATGATCGCCGCCTCGGTGCGCGGCCCCATCAGACCGTCGATCGGACCGGGGTCGATCCCGTGCTTTGCCAGCATGGTCTGCACTTCCCGGATCTCGGCCGAGGTCATCGCCGAGTTGTCGGTCTTCGTCAGCGGCATGGCTGCGCTCCATAGAAAAGCCCGGCGCATCGCTGCGGCCGGGCATGAAAAAGCCCGGCTCGCGGATGCGGCCGGGCGGATGGAAGTCGGATATCGGTTGCCGGTCAGGTCGATGCGGGCAGCCCGAGATCCGGTGCCGCGCGGGCATTGGCCCGCACCATCGAGAAGTTCAACGCCTCCTCGACATGCATCAGGATGTGATCGTTTTCCATGCAGGCGTAGGGCCCGCCCTGGAAGGCGCGCAGGCGGTCGGCGACGATGGCGAGAAGGATCTCGTTGGTCAGGCCGTTGGCCTCGCCCGCGCCGCGCTGGCCGGTCTGGAAGGACAGGATGATCTCGGTTCCGTCCGGCAGCGTGACCTTGTAGGCCGCATGGGCATGGCTGGCGCCCTTCCGTCCCGCGGTCGCCACGTCGATCATCTTGCTGACCGGATGGATCTTGTGGCCGTCGATCTTCGGCATTCTCATGTCTCCGTTTTACGTCTCAGAGGCGTCTTGGGGCGAGCCTGCGTCAGACCGGAATGATCGTGTCCGGTGTCGCTCCGGACTTGGTCCGAAGCCATCCGCTGGTCGCATTGACACCGAGAGCCATCATCTTGGACGAGTCGTCGAAACAGGCGTATTCGACGCCGAACTGCTTGAAGGGAGCGGTGTTGACGATGTGCGTCTTGTCCTGGAAGTTGGCGAGCGCGTAGCTCTGCTTCTTGATCCCGCCGGTGCCGTTGAAGATGATGCCGTTGGTGCCGAAGCTGATTTTCGAACTCAGCCCCCGCAACGCCAGAAAGGCCAGCGACCAGGTCAAGCCGTCGAGGCTGAGCTCCAGGGCCCCGGTGAAATTGGTGCCGCCCGCCGGCGACCCGTCCTCGGGGGCGTGGGTATATTGCGCGATGTACACCCGTCCGTCGGCATAACTGCCGGAGTCGAGCCCCCGCGGTGCGCCAAGCGTTGCGTTGGAGGTGGGATCGGCAAAGCGAAGCCTGTGCTCGATATAGTGTGTGGGCATGAACCCGGTCTGGGTCGTATCGACGGGTTCGTTCGCCGACGCCTTCGTCCGAAGCTGGCGCCAGACATTGACATGGCGCTTGCCGATTTCGGTCTGACTCGCCCCGGTGAAGTGCAGGAGATCCGGGTCCGACGAGAGGTCCGTCGTCATGGCACAGCCGACATTGGCATAGCCGTAATCGGCAAGATGCAGATAGAAGTCATTCCGCCAGGACCCGGAGGAATAGACGCCCCGGGCATCCAGATATTTGAGCTGCATGCAGCTCATCGGGACGGCGGCATCCATCCACGGGCGAGTCGTCAACCAGTTGTAGAACCCCTTGAAGGCCCGACGAAAATAGAACTTGCCCTTCAGGCTTCCGAGCGCGTCGCCGGAGGGGTGATTGGGATTGCTCTCCCCCTGCCCCCAAGCGAAGAAGTCGATCTTGGTGACGCCGCTCAGTTCGGGAGTTGCGAGCGCCGCCGTCACATAGGCGTCGAGCTCGATCGCCTGGACGCCAACCGTCGCCGTGTCGGGATTGTACCAGTTCTGGATGCCGGTTCCCGGCCACGCATTGACGATGCAATAGACCGTATCGCCGTCCTCTTCGGCAATTCGCTTGGCCGCGCTGAAGCCCTGATTGCCGCGACCGCCGGGGCAGATGCCGGCGGTGGAATAGCGCCATGGCAGCGATGGATCCCATCGGGCGAAGCTGCCGGTATCCGGGTTGAACAGCAGCACCCTGTCATGAGGCGTGAGGTCACCGCCGGCGGCCGCAGCGTTCGACGACGCAGGATTAGACTGTCCAGCAAGCACAAGAGCACGCCGGACGCCACTGGCGATCTCGGCCATCTTTGCGTCGATCGCGTGGATGGCCGAGCGCAGACGGTAGGTGTCCGTCTCCTTCGCATAGTTGTCCCTGTGCACCAGCGGCAGGCCGTAATTCGGCGTGCGGTCGTCGATGGCCGGAGGAAATGCCGGCGGGTCGAAATCGGACATGGTTCATCCCATGGAAAAGCCCGCGCGATGACGGGCCTGGATGTCGGGGTGGCATGGCTTGGCTGGCGATCAGTCGCCGATGGCTTGGACCTTCACGGTCGTGCCGGCGGGCGCCGTCTCGAAGGGGCCGGCGCTGAGCGCGAGTGTGCCGCGGCTGCGGCGGACCGAACCCGTGGCGGACGTCGTGGTTGTGGCCGTCACGGCACCGGTGATCTGCTGGGTGCCTTCCCAGCCATCGATGACGGTGCAGAGCGGCGGGACGGCGAACGGAGGTGCAAAGGTGACGATGGCGACGCCCTGGCTGCCGGAAACGGTGCCCGTGTGGTGCTCGACGCGCTTCGGGCGGCCCGCTGTGCCTGCGGTGCCGGGGTCACCCTTTGGCCCCGGTTCTCCCTGCGGCCCGGGAACAGCGACCGGCGGCGGTGCTTCCTCGATCGTCTTCACGCGACGCGACAGATCGGCCACGACAGGACCAGTGCGCTTCGGAGTGTTCGACATGGTCAGTCTCCCGGCCATCCTTCGGTAATGTCGATGGCGTCGAGCGCGGCCTCGTCGGCAGCGGCGTTCACCGCATCCTTGAGCGTCCAGGAATGGGAGCTGACGGCCGATCGCCAGACGCCCATGGCGGACATCGCGGCGTCGGCTGTTTCGGCCGATGTCGAGAATGTCTCGTTCCCGGCGTCGCGGATCTGAATTGCCTGCGAGCCCTGCCCCGCCGCGATCAGGTCCGAGGCGAGCAGTTTCACGGAAAGCCATGCGGTGTCGTCTCGCGCGTCGCGCTGATCGAGCCGTCGGATGCCCGCCGTGGCGCCGAAATTGTGTTGGTAGCCCGCGGCGATGACCGCGTCGCGCCTGGCGTTGATGGCGGCCAGAAGGCAATCCCGGTGGTCGGCGACGAGTGCGGCAGCCATGTCGACACCCCGCATCTTCGGGAGGAGGTCGTCCGGGACGTTGAGGTCGTAGCCGGTCTCGACCGGCGTTGCGGTCACGCGGTCACGATCGGCTACCGGCAGAGCCTGCACCGCGACACGCATGGTCCGCGCGTCATCGAAATGGACAGTCGACATCATCAGGATCCGATCCTCGCTGCAGACAGGAAGTTCACCGTTCCGGCGAGCGGTGTGCCCAGCGCGCCGGCGTTCTCCTGGTAGAAGGCGTTCGTCACCACATCACCGGCCGACAGTTGCGTGATCGTCGCAACGGCCCTGTCCATCAGGCTGAAGTCGCCCCCCGCACTGACGGACGAGCGCGCGATGAACGAGCCGTTCACCTGGATGTCGAGGGACTCGATGTTGGTGTTGACGCCCGGAGCCGTCGCCGCCCCGCACGAGATGACCCACCAGCCGGCATCGATGGGACCGATGGTCACCGTGCCCGCGGCAGTGTTGATGACGGAGTCGATGAGCGTGCTGCTGGATGACCCGTAGCCGGTGATCACCGTGCGCACGCTCGCCGGGATCGAGACCGTGGTGCCGATCAGGCGCCATGTCCTCGTATCGGACTGTGACACCCATGCCGTGCCGTTGAACCAGATCTGCGCGAGACGGTTCGCCGCGTCCCGGTAGCTGGCGATCTGCCCCCTGACCGCACTCTCGAATATCCAGGTTCCCGAGGTATAGATGGCGATCTTCTGGGCCTGCCCGGTCCAGTCCGCCGATGGGCCGGCGGCCACGATATAGCGGTCCCCCTCGGCGGGCGCCCCTGGCTGGACCGACTGCCAGCCGAGCACGGGAATGTTGGAAGGGCGGATGGTCGGCAGCGTCGGCGCGGCATCGGCGATCATGGTCCCGATCGCCTGATAGAGCTGCGTCGTGTCGCCGGCATCCTGCCCGCTGGCAAAGCTGCCGTCGCCGAGCACGCTGTCGATCACGAAGGTGATCTCGCGCTGGGGATGCTCGAGCGCCTTGGCTGGCGGCACCGAGCCCAGGATGGCTCCCGGCGTGTCCTCGTCGACATAGGACGCGCCCGGGTTCGGGTTTCCCCCGGGGACGTAGGGCGGGTAGTATTTCATCCTCGGCCTTTCGAAATGAAAAAGGCCGGCGAAACGCCAGCCCGTGCATGATCGGTGGTGACGCCTCGGCGGTCAGACGTCGTAGATGCCCCATGGTGCGGCATGCCAGATCTCGGGCCATGTCGTGTATGTCGGGACAGCCTCGCCGACGAGCCGGAACACCGCCTTGAACGGCGCCGGCTCCACCGCCTCGAACAGGCAGATCAGCTCCTGCATGCCGACGACTTCGAACAGCGGGTCGCGGCCGACCCGGCTCTTGCCGACCCGGAAATACTCCCGGCGAAGGTCGTAGACATGCACGACCCAGTAGGCCTCCTGATCGTAGCCCCCGAGGAAGTGCTCGCCACCGCAGCGGGAAAAGCCGCAGCGAAAGGCGAAACGCTCCTCGATCTTGATCCGGAAGCCGGCGAAGTGCGCCAGCCGGACGAAGTCCTGCGGCGTGATCGTACCGGTCGAGCGGACCTTGTTGAGCAGCGTATAGAACCGGGTCTCGTAGCTCTGGTTCGGTCGGGCGCAGTCGCTCGGCAGCCCGTATTCCCGTTCCCAGTCGACCAGCCGCTCGCGCAGCGACAGGACGAACCATTCCTTCGATTCCTCAAAGGCCAGGCGATAGAGTTCCGCCACGGGCGCCAGCAGCGCTCGGGTGAGCCTCGCCCAGTTGGAGCCCTCGTCGATGGCCTGCCCATCCGGCGAGCCCCAGGCGGCTCCCTTGGGCCACAGCGACAGCGCTGACGGCAGAAGATCCTCGACGTCAGGGTCGGACAGCGCATCGGCCCGATCGACATAGAGCTCTGACCCGGTCGCCTCCGGCTCGTATTCGGTCCAGATGTTGCGGGCCGGATCACGCATAGGTCACGGTTCCCAGCACCGGATAGTCTCCGGGAGCGAAGGTGATGTCTGCGACCGGCGCGACGAGCACATGCCGGTCCTCGCCGGTGACGCCGGAGATGGCCTCGCCGATCCACGACCGCGACAGGATGAAGATGTCGCCCGGCATCGAGGGATAGGCCCGCTCGAGCAACATCGCCTTGATCGCCGCCGAGATCGAGGCCCGGATGTCGGCCGTGTCCTGATTGAGCCCGGAGATCGTCACCGGCACCGCGACGGCCACCGGCGCCAGCGCCAGGGCATCGACCCGGATCATCCGCCGCGCATCGATTGCCGCCGTCACCACGGTGGCGTCGGCCGCCTCCGGGATGAGATTGGTGCGGCCTTCGAACAGGAAGAACACCCCGATCGAGCCGATGGAATCCTGCATCCGGTAGGCCCATGCCTTGACGACGCCGGGAACGGCAAGGGCGAACTGCTCGTAATCGGACAGCGATCCACCTTGCGGTGGCCGTCGCTTGCGGTCCAGCGCGCGGGCGCGGAGGCTTTCGATGTCCTCGCGGTCGGCGCCGCCGCCGAGCCCGGCATCCCCGACGAGAAAGGTGTCGCCCAGCGACGGATAAAGCCCGGCATCGGCGAGGAGCATGGCCCCCGCCGCCTCGCGGTTTGCCGCCGCGCCCGTCGCCTCCGAGACGACGGTGAAGGTGACCGCGCCGAGATTGGTGGCGGTGGCCGGCGCCGTCGTCACATAGGTCTGGTCCGCCGACAGGAAGCGGATGCCGGCAGGATAGGCCCGGTCCGGCGTTCCTGTGCCGGTGATCAGCCCCGTGGCCGCCGTCGCCGCCTTGCGGATGATCTGGTATTCGGCGGCATGCGCCTCGATCGTCCGCTCGTCGGTGGCCGAATGGAGGTGCAGCTGCTTGGAGATCCATCCGAGCCGCTGGTCGTAGAGCTCGACCAGCATGGCCTCGACCTTGCCGATGACATAGAGCACGTTGCCCTTGATGCCGGCGTCGGTCCCGGGGAGATACTGGCGGATCGCGCCGCGCACCTGCCGGTGGATCGTCGTCAGGTCACGCGGCTGATAGGGCATCGAGAGCATCCCATAGGACTGCAAAGCGTTCGTGATATTTGACCGCCCCGTCCCGACCGTAGCCGGCGACGGTGAGATCGAGGCGGTTGCGGGCGTTGGCGGCCTTGGCCACCACGTCGAAGCGGACGAACACCCTCTGATCAATCAATGGCTGCAGGGCGATCGTCGCGTATTCCTCGGCCCGTTGTTCGATGTCCGGCGTGAGCGCTGCGCGGCGCAGGAGCCATAGCTTGGAGCCCAGCGCATGCTCGCCCGGCTCGAGGTCGAAGCCGTCGCCGGGCCAGCCCTGGTTCCGGTCGCCGTCCCGAAGCTCGGTCGGATCGACCCGGGTATCGGTCATCAGCGCGATGATCACAGCCGTCTGCAGCGGCTGGTCGGCCTTCAGCCCGGACGGGTTGATCGGGTCTGTCAGAGCCGACAGCGCCAGGTCGCCGGTCTCGCCGTTCCAGACGATGTCGGGCGAGAGCTGCGGCTCCTCGGCCTCGGAAAGCGGGATGATCCTCACGTCAGGAACACCTTCGTCGCGAAGCCGCTGATATCGACGTCGCCATCGCTGTCGATCGTCCCCTGCATGGAAGCCGGCACGCCGCCCTCGCCGCCGATGTGAACCTCCCCTTCGAGGATGATCTGCGGCGCCGTCAGCCGGATTTCCGCAGAGTGGACAATTCGGATCTTGGCCGAGACGATGGAAACGATGTTGCCCGCCGCGTCATAGATCGCCGTGCCGCCTGCGGTCAGGAAATCGCCCTGCGGCCGCAACGACGGGTTCTCGCCGCCGACCACATAGGCCGAGTCCCGATTGCCCCGGACGCCCGTCAAAAGCCCGATGCCGCCCGCGACCGGGTGCGAGGCGAAGCCATGCGGCTCGATCCGGTGGACGCTCTCGTAGCCGTCGCCGGCAAAGCCCTTGCCGTTGACGAACTGCTGCCCGCCCCGGTGGTCAACCGACCCGTCCAGTTCGAAGCGCGTGAAACCGCTGTCGGCCATGGTGTTCCTCAGTCCGCCCGGAAGGTCGGGATCGGCACCGCCGGCGCCGACCAGCTGTCAGCGCTCTTGCCGCGCGGGTTCTCGCCGCCGAGCGCGCGGGGATCCTTGAGCGTCAGCGTCGCCTTGGTGCCGCCGCCCTGCCCGTCAGAAGCCTCTTGCTCGAACACGATGCTGGCGATGGTCATCTGCTGCTCGATCCCAAAGGCCGGGATGATGGTCTCGATCGTCTTGTTCGCCTCGAACAGCTGCCCGTTGGAGCGCCAGCCCGGCGTCGTCACGGTGCATTCCTTCGCCGATCCGGCCGCGCGCTTGGCTTCCCAGGCCGCCCGATCCTTCAGCCGCTCGCTCGTCGCCTCGCCCTCGTGAACCTTGATCAGGGGCCGCTTGCGCTTGCCACCGGCCGATGCCTCGCCGACGGGCCGCAGCGCCGTCTTCGACGTGCCCTCTGATGCCTGCCCCCGGACCTTGATTTCCGAGAAGGTGCCGCGCCCGGAGATCGTCGCCGACGCCTGCTCGATGTTGACGCCCTCGCGCAGCGCGCCGGCCACCTTGCCGTCCGGACCCTTGGAAAGCTTCAGCTTGCCCTCGGCGGTGTCGTGGATCAGGACGCCCAGCGCCCGCGCGTCGGTCTCCAGCGTCTGGAACAGCGTCTCCCCGATCCGCAGCTTGTGAAGCTTCTTCTTCGCTGTCTTGATCGTCGATTCGATCCCGATGCCCAGCGTGTCGAAGGTCTCTGCGATGCCCTTCAGATCAAGGTCTTTCGCCAGCCCCGTCGGATGGTCCACAGAGGCCTCCGTGGCATCGACGGACTTCGACACAACCGTGAGGGCGTAGGACCGCCGATCGGTCGACAGCGAGCCCCGGACATCCCGCGTGTAGCCGGTCAGCCAGAGTTCCCCCGAGACGGTGATCTTGGCCTCTTCGTCCGGCCCGCAGGGCGGCCCCGGCTGGACCCAGACGATATCGAAGGACGCTTCCCGAGACACCTCCTCGGCCGACACCCGCAATTCGACGCGCGTGAAGGCCAGCGGCTTGCCGGCCACTTCGAGAACGACGGTTTCCCAGGCCATGTTAGGACGACAGAGCCTCGATCGACACCGGCATCAGCATGGCCGTCGACACCCGGTTGCGCCGCACCAGCTCGGCGCCGCGCGTCGGGTCGCCGTAGAGCTCCCACGCGATGACGCTGGCCGGCAGGGATAGATTGGTCTCGACCCGCACCACCGGGCTCTTGTCCGCCGCCAGCGCCGAGATCTGCACGATGGCCGTCCCGACCAGCGAGACCATCCATTCGAGCACATCCGCCCCGAAGGCTGTCGCGATCGGCCCATAGTCCGCATCGGCCCGCGCAGCCAGCAGTGACCGCGCTGCAACGGCATCGCGCCGGCTTTCGAAGTCGGCCCGCACCACCGCCGCGCACCACGTCACCAAGAACCCCAGCCGATAGACGACGCCGGTCTCCTCGCGCCGCAGGAGCGCGTCGATCAGCGCCGCCGGATCGGCCGCAGCCTCGCCAAGCTCCCGGCAGACCGTCAGGTAGGCTTCGGCCCCCGCCGCGCCGCCAGCCGAAATGGCGATGGCCTTGCGGCGGAGAACGACGGAATCGTCCGCATCCGTCACATGGGCGCCGAGGAGATCGAAAACCCAGGACATCAGAACGAAACCCCTGCGGAGAGATTGGCCGAAGCCCCGATCGACAGCGGCCCGACCGCGGCCGAGAACGAGGCAGAGACGCCGACCGACAGCGAGACGCCGGACAATCCGGCCGAAAACGAAGCGCTGATTGCAGCGCCGGGCGACGGAGACGCAGCCCCGGCCGACCCCGCCGCGATGAAGATCATGTCGTAGGCGATGAACCCGTTCTTGTCCTTGTCCCGGTTGCGGCGGAACCCGTCGCAGTGGGCGAGAACGGCATCCATCGGCAGGGACAGAAGCCCCGGCCCTTCCGAATTGCAGACCGCCTCGAGGCGCTTGCCCTCGCCGATCACGCCATCCGATGCGACATAGGCCGTCGGCCGCCAGATGCCTTCACGAAGACCCATGTCCTCGGAGAGATGAGACCCGCCCGGGATGGCATGCACCGCCACCCGGCGACCGCCCTGCAGCTCGTCGATCTCCACCCAGAAGCCGGCGCCCTTGAAGGACGCTCGGCCGCCGTTGCGAAAGGCGCGGGACCAGTCGACCATCATCCGCCCCCTGGCTGGCCGGCATCCGGCATGGTGGTGGCAGGGGCCTTGTTGGCGCGAGGCAAGCCGCCGCCGATCGAAGGGGCGTTGATGCCGCCGAATGCCGCGTTGATGCGGGCAACCGAAGCCTTCGCCGCCCCTTCCATTTGTGTGAGCCCAGCCAAAAACGCCGCCGTGTTCAGGTTAGCGTCGGTCGTAATCGGCTGCTCAAGCGCTTCCTTGGCCCGGCCTGCCGTGTCGATGTCGAGAAGATAGCTCGTGATATCGAGCTCCGGCACCATCGGCTGAGGGGCGTCGACCATTCGGGCCTCAACACTCGTAACGCGACCGCCCTTCTCCGCCGGTTCGGATCCGGCGGACGGGACGTAGGGCGTGGGCTTGTCCATCCCCATCCATATCCGCGGCGAGCCTACATTCTCTTCGACCCAAGAATTCAGGAAGTCGCCGCGATCCTTCGCCGCTTTCGCGTTCTCGATCGCCCCCTGCTTGGTCGCCGGGTCGTTCATGTAGCCCGTCGGATCGTTCAGGAAACGCGAGATGTTTTCGGCTTCGTCGGCGATCACCTTGATCGCCGAGGCGGCCTGATCGACCATCGTCGCGATGTCTTTGAAGGCCTTCGACATCCCGTTGTCGCTTGCGTCGATCTGCATCAGCTCTTCAATGGCAACCTTCAGGTCGCCGATCGACGTTTTTGCCTCGTCGATGCCTTCCCAGTTGATCTGCTTGCCGATCTGGTCGAGGCCTTCGCCGATTTCGCCGATCAGATCGCGGAGATTTTCCACGGCCTTCGTCGCGCCGGGCAGCGCCAGCTCACCGAGGTCGATCGACAAGGACTCCAGCGCGGAGGTCATCTTCTTCCATTCGCCCCCGAAACCCTTCATGCGGGCGTCAGCCTGCTCTTGGGCACTCGCGCTGGCGATCTTGCGACCCAACTCGCCGAAGCCTTCGGCGCCGAGCTTCGACAATCCGATGGCCGTCCGGATCGCGTCGGCCCCGAAGATGTCTTGGAGGTAGCTGTTGCGCGCCTCGTCGCTGAGACCTTCCAGCCCCTCCTGCAGTTCCTCCGAAATCTCCGACATATTCTTCATGTCGCCGTTGGACTTGAAAAATTCCAAGCCCAGCTTGTTCATCGCGATCCGCGCAGACTTCGAGGCCGGAACGAGCCGTGACAGGAACGTCTTGAACGAGGTGCCGGCATCGGAACCGGAGGCAAACGTGCTGGACGTGCCGGCGATGGACGTGTTGAAGTCGTCGATGGTCACACCGAGCCCGCCTGCGACGCCGCCGGCCTGGCCGAGGGCAAGCCGGTAATCGTCGATGCCAAACTTAGACTGAAGCAGCGTGCCGCTGATGCCGTCGGCAACCTTGCCGAGATCCTTCGCCTGCAGACCGAAGTTCTGCATGGCGTCAGTCACGAGATCGGACGACATTTCGAGGTCCGATCCGCTCGCGGCGGCAACCAGCATGGAGTTCTTCAGCGCACCGCCGAGAATCTGCGATGCGTTCAGACCATTCTTGGCCAGCATCTCGATCGCAAGAGCCGCGTCGTTCGCCGTAAACTGCGTTGTCCGGCCCATCTCCTTGGCGAGTTCGGTGATATCAGTCATCTCGCCGCCGCTTGCCTGCAGAGCTGCTTGCACGCGGTTCAATGACGCTTCAAGATCGGCCGCCGAAGTGATAGTCGACTTGATGGCAACGCCTGCGCCGATGGCAGGCAAAATCCCCCCGCCTAAGCCGGCCATAAGGCCGATCCCGCCACGACCGGCGCCAACCCTTGCGCGTTGAGCACGAGCGGCAACGGCGTTCCTCTGCTCGATCTTCTTCGACTTGGCGTCGATGCGATCGAGATTCTTTCCGACGCTGTCGAAGGCCTTCCGCGTCCGGTCAATCGCGGTTAGTTTGAGCCGCGCCTCAATATCTCGTGCCATTAAACCGGACCAGCTTCGTTTCTATATATCGACTTTGCGGAAGTTCGAAGGATGCAAGTCATGAAAACCATCTTCACGCTCATCGGCGTCGCCGGCTATTTCGTCGGGGTGTCCGCGTTGCTCGACGCACCGACGATCACGCAACAGATCTTCGCGCTCGCGATCATCTTGAACGCCAGCCTATTCGCGATAGCTGGGCTCTGGCCGTCGAGGTCGCGGCAAAAGGTCGGGTCCGGCGAGATCGGTGGATTGCAATTCGACTACTACGACGACGGCACCGTTGCCGCGGTCAATGGCAGGGGTAAACGAACCCGCTTTCCCTCCTTCGAGGTGTTCGAGCGGTGCCTGAAGAGCCAGCATCCCTCGAAGGAAGAGGCCAGCCTCTATTACGACGGGTGGGGCAAGCGCACCGGTAAGGCTACCGCTTAGGCTGCGCCTTTTTCCAGGCGATGGCCCGCGTGATCCATCCCTCAACTTCCTCGAAGCTCATGTCGCCGATTGTGCCGGCGTCCCACTTGAGACCAAACACTAGGGCGTCTGCTTGACGAACCGCGGACTCGCATCGGTAAAAAAATCGCGGAACCGGTAATAGACCGCCTCCGCATCGGCATAGTCGAGGTCTTGGATGGCGCCCGGCGAGAGGTCGATCAGCAACCGCTCGGCATATTTCCAGACGACGGCATCGTCCCAGACATCCTGATTGCGAAAGATCTCGAAGGGCGGCCCGAGCGCTATTCGGTCCTTCAGCTTCGGATCACGGAACCGCAACTCATCGAACGGCTTCGAGCCGTGGTCGTAGACCCGGGAAAGCTTGACGACGAATTCGGCCATCAGGTCCGCACCCTGCGATACTCGTCGGACTGGATCATCAGGCCGGAAAGCTCGCCGTTCTCACGGTTCGACTGAGGCTCGCCGGTGATCCGTCCGAAGACGTAGACATGCGTGACGCCGGTGAATTCCTCGATGATGTAGATGTCCTGGCTGCCGGCCCGCAGGATATCCTCCATGTCCTGCCCTTCGTCCTCGAGCGTCAGCTCGGCCGATGGCGCGCGCAGCGTCGCGACATAGGAATTCTTGCCGTTCTGGTTGCGAACGGCCTCCGTCGAGAGGCTCGCGGTGTTCATCGTCACGGCCGAGCGCAGGGTGTAGGCGGTGCCCGACGAGCCGCGCAGCCGCATCTCGCCGCCGAAATTGTTTCCTGCCATGGGTCAGATCCTTCTTCAGGCGGCGACGGTCTGAGACCGGTACTCGCTGTAGATCGTCGCGTTGGCGGCGATCACGTCGAGCGGGTTGATCATGTCGAGCGGCGCGTAGATGTCGACGCGGTTCGGATTGTCGGCGTTGCGCTGCACGTCCAGGCGATCGGCGAACTCGGCGATGTTGTCGAGCACGCCCGGCATCTCGGCCGCCGTCGCGATCATCGTCGCCGTGATGTCCTTCACGGTCGTGATCGCCAGAAGATCGCCCGGGTTGGAATTGGCGATGCCCTTCGGCCCGGGCTCCGACTGCAGCCGGGCCCGGAAGCGCCGCAGCGCATACCTCCCCTGGCCGATCTTCTGGATGTCCCGGAAGGTCGTGTCGACGTTGCCGGCGCCGTCCGTGCGCGACATGGTCACGGTCTTGTCGATCGTCACCGCACCGTCGGCGCGCACCTTCCACGTCGAGATGCCGGAGGTCAGGAAGGCGTCGCGGGTGGCGTAGTCGTTCAGCCAGAGCGAACGGTCTCGCGGCGCGAGAACCTGCTGCACCTCGAGGCCGGTCTGGTTGCGCGAGACGTTGCCGAGCGCGCCGTCCGACAGCCACGGCACCTGCCGGGCAACCTCGGCCGCGACGAACTCCCAGGGCGGGGTCGCGTTGCCGGCGCTGGTGATCTGCGGGATCACCGAGACGTGCCGCGTGTCCTTCGTCAGGCCGAAGGTGGTCATGGCCGAGGTCGAAGCCGTCTTGACCGCGAAGACATGGCCATAGGCCTGCCGGTTCCATGCCCACCGTCCGCTGACGTCGTTCATCAGCGTCAGGTAGCGGGCGAAGTTGGTGTCGTCGGCCCAGGGCGAGACGGTCCAGTCGAACGGATCGTCGGCATACTGCGCCAGGAGGCCGGAGAGATCCGGGTCGCCGGCGCCAGCCGTCGTGGTAGCATAGGTCAGGGCCGCGCCTGCGAAGGCGTTGGAAGCGACCGTCGTCGGCGCGTTAATGTCGACCGTCGAGAAGATCGCGCCCTTGTGGCGGGCCGTCAGGGTCACGACGGCACCGGTCACGCTGGAGGTGTAGGGCAGAGCCGCCAGGGTGAGAGGATCCTGATAGGCGTTGATCGCGGCATTCAGCGCCGCCGCGACATCGGCGACGACATCGCCGGCGGAAATTTCCACCTGCAGCGTGCGACCCGCGATCTGGATCACGCCGACACCACCGGCCGCCGGCACACTCGCGACCGTGATGGTGCGGATCTCGGCGGTGCCGACTTCCGTCGCGGCCCCGACCCAGATTTCCTGCGCCGGAGCGTTGGCCCGGGCGACCCGGAACATCTCGGCGAGCATCGAGCCCTTGCCGCAGAGCGACACCGCCTCGCGCATCGTCTGCACCGGCGTCAGGGTGTCCACCGCCAGCGAGCCGGCGGTGGTCTTGTAGCCGAGAAGCACGAGCCGCGACTGGCTCTCGAACTGGCCGCCGGAGTTCACCTCGAAGGAGATGATGGGGGCGACGATGTTGCCCGGAATGCTGTTGAAGCCGATCGCCATCAGGCCGCTCCCTTGCTCTTGGTGGATTTCTGACCCCCGCCGTCATCGGCGGGCTCGATCTCTGCGATGCAGCCTTCCTTGAGAAGGCGACGGGTGAAGGCCTCGCCGTCGTCCATCGTCTCGCCGTCGGCGCGGAATTCACGGCCGCGATAGGGCAGCCGCTCGCCGCTCTTGACGAGCCGGTAGCGTTTCAGAGCCATGGGGGTGTCCTTCAGAAGGTGACGACGGCGTCGGGCGTGGCGTCCGGATCCTGCGGCGCATCGCCGGCGCCGACGGGCGCGACAAGGCCGATGGTCGCAAGCGGCACGGGGGCCGCCGGCGCAGTGAAATAGGCGGCGAGGTCGTCGAGCCGGCCTCTCGCATAGGATCCGGCGGGAAGCGCCAGGCGCAGCCGCTCGACGGATGTCGGCAGCGCCGCGGCGCCGAAGTCGTCGTCGGCGATGTCGCAGCGCAGCGTCATGATCTCGCGGTGCCAGCGCAGCCCCATCTCCGGCAGGATGAAGGGCTCGATGACGATCTCGGTGATCGCCTTCGAGACCATCCGGAAGCCCGCCGCCGTCTCGCCCCGGGTCAGCACCTGCCGCACCTGAGCGACGAGCGAGGCGAGCACGAGGCGCGCCTTGGGATCGGATCCGGCAAGCGGCATGGTTGAAGTCTCGCCCTCGTCCGTCGCGGAGACGGCGAGATCGCAGACCACCGCCAGGGAGGCCGAGGCAAAGCCCATTGGCCCGGCCGACGTCATCGGCCCGCGGCGCTCGATCTTCTTGTCCTCGGTGTAGAGGCTGATCGACGGGGTGTAGGCGAGGCCGTCGTCGAGTTCGTCGACGGCGATCGCCCGGGAGTCGAAGACGCGGTCGCCGGCCAACGTCGGAAAGCCGGTTCCCGCCGCCAGGGCCGCCGTCGGGCAAAGCGCCTCATAGGCGGCGAGGCGCATGGCTTCGGCCGTCAACATCAGGCGGTTCCGATCCTGTTGAGCCAGAAGCCGACGCGCCCGGTCTCGTCGTCGTCGACCATGGCGATCTGATAGAGCGTGTCGTCGGAGACCCGCCGCAGCCGATCGCCGGCCTTGGGCACCCATGCGAGTGCGCTCACGAGAGCGGTGACAAGGATGGTCGTCACCCGACGCGGCGCCCGGTCGTCTGGCGCGGTGCGGTTGCTGGTGCCAAACCCCGTCGAGGACGGCTCGAAGTCCAGCGTCCCCATGAAGGCCAGCGGCAGGACGGCAGGATCCGGAACGGCTTCCGACCCACGCGCTGCGCCGGCGGCCCGGTGCATCTTGATCGCCTCGAAGGCTTCCTCGTCGAAGGCCGCGGCGAGCACGAGGTCCACCGCGGCGAGATGAGCGGAGAAGCTCATGGATCAGGCGCCCGGCTGAGGCGCCGCCGCTGACCTGCCCTTACGCTCGACCGGCTTCGAAGGCTCCGGCAGGATGCCATCGAGACCGACGATCTTGGCCACCTCGTCCTGAGGAAGACCATCAGGGATGACCACGCCGGGCGTGATACGGCCCAGCGAGGTGTAGAGCGTCTTGGCCGCCTTCATCACGAGATCACCGTGGCCTTGACCGTTGCATTGGGCCGCCCCGGGATCATCAGGGGGGCGGACTGCGACATCAGCTGCAGCCCTGACGGATCCGGCTCGACCCACTCCTTCGGGAAGATGTCGAGAGGCCTGAGCATGGCATCGACGTCCTGGATGGCGCCGAAGCAGCGAACGCCGTGAACGCCGCCGGTGCCGTCTTCCTGGGCAGGCGCGGCAGTCATGACGACGTCGTTTGCTGCGATGGCGCGGGAGGTCGTTCCGTTCTGTTCCTTGAAGCGGCCAGCATAGACCCAGAGGGTGAACTCGCCCCACTGGCCGACCATGCGCGCACCTTCGACAGCGGCCTGCGGCTGCAGATTGGGGGTGTTCTGGACCCCGCGGCGCAGGTCGGCCTCCTTCAGAAGCTGAGCGTTGTTGCGCAGGAACTTCCAGGCTTCCGGCGACATGATGACGTCGGTGCCTGCATAGCCGGTCTTCTCCAGGATGATGTCCGACCAGTCTTCCAGCATCCCGGAGATGTCCGCGGCGGCGTTCGACCAGATATTACCGGCCCCGGAAACAATGATCTCGTTGCCGGCGTCGCGGCCGAAGTCGACTTCGACGCTGGGATAGTCCTCGCCGGCGATCGTCACCTTGCCATCGACGATGGCTTTCGCCGCCATCCATTCCCAGCGCTCCTCGATCTGCCGCTTCTGCAGCGCCAGGGTGTCGAGGCGAGAGGCATTCATCCGCTCTTCCTGCGTGAGATCGCCCAGAAGCGGCTCGCCCGGATTGCGCCGGATGAAGTCGCCCGGCTTCAGAAAGTGCTTCGGCTTGACGTAGGCCGGACGGAACGATTTGGCCTGATAGCCGTGCCGCTTCTGCGGCTTCGCCTGCACGATGGGGGCGACGAACGGCGCCATCACCGGCAGGTCTTCGAGGACCTCGTCGAAGTAGATTTCCTCCCGCGTCGACAGATACGGCGTGGCACGGAAAAAGCGATCGAGGAAGAACCGCCGCGGCGTGCGGATCGTACGAATGACTTCGACGAGATCTGCCGTCGAATAGAGAACGTTGTCGACCATTAGTCGAAGCCTCCTTAAGCCGCGTCGGGGGCAGCGCCCCATTTGCGGAGGTTGATACCGCGACCGGTCAGGGCCGTCTTCGTGGGCGCCAGCGCCGCACCGTTGAGGCCGACGGCATCCTGGTTGAAGTCGCCTTCGACGTAGACCGCAAGGTCGCCGGCAGCGGCGAGCGTGACGGTGAATGGCATCACGGCGAAGGCCTTGGCCGGCGTCACGAGGGCGCTCAGCGTATCGGTCGCCGTATCCATTTCGAGGATAGCGCCGCGGACGTAGCTGCCGGCGGCGACCTTCAAGGGCTGGCTCCGAACGTTCCCCGAATAGAGGTCGTCGAGGGCCGGGATGGCGTTGGCGAGCGAGCTGCCAGCGAGAGGATAAACCACGTTCGGATCTCCTTACTTTGCGCCGCCGTAGCGGGCTTCGGCCATTTTCAGGAGCGAAGTCTTCTTCTGCTCCGATTGTGCGCCTCCCGGCTGAGGCACGCCGCCGGACATCCGGGCCTTGGCGTAATCCTCGGGCGTCGGGCCGCCATTGGCGGTAGCGACCGGCTTGCCGGCGGCGAGAACAGCCTTGGCCGCCTCGGCGGTGACGCCGGCATCGGCGAGCGCCTTGGCCTGGGCCTCGCGGCCCTGGGCCTCGTCGAGCGCCATGATGGCGTCGGAGGTCTCGCGCTTGGACTTCTCGGCCTTCAGCTCGGCGAGTTCGGCCGCCATGGTCGCGGTCTTGTCCGCGTCCTTCGACGCCGACATCTGTGCTTTGAGGGTGTCGAGTTCGGCGGCCAGAGCGTCCGCCCGTTCCTTGTCCGTCATGGATGACTCCTGTGTTTGACGGGGTGCGGCGGACGCAGCCGCTCGCGTATCAGCGCCGTCGAGGCGCCAATCCTTCTTCTTCGCCAGCGCGACGAGGCGCTTCGGCGCATGGGCGAAAATCCGGTAGTCGAAGGCGGCGACGGGCGCGGCCTTGATCTCCGTCGTCTCGTCGGCAAAGCCCTGGGCGACCGCCTCTTCCGGCGTCAGCCATCGCTCTTCGCGCATGATGGTGCGGCACTCGTCGGCGGTCTTGCCGCTCTTGGCCGCGTAGACCCGGGCATAGGCCGTCGCCAGCGCCTCCAGGCCCTCGACGGTCTTGCGATGGTCGTCGGACGTGCCGAAGGTGTAGCCGGACGGATCGTGGATCATCATGACCGCCCCGGCCGCCATGGTGACGGTCTCGCCGGCCATGGCGATCAGCGAGGCGGCCGAAGCCGCGATCCCCTCGACCACGATATCCGTCGTGCCGGAGCGCGCCGACAACAGGGCGTGGATGGCCGCGCCTTCCGTGGCGATGCCGCCGGCGGAGTTGAGATGCACCGTCAGCGTCGAATCGTCCTCGACCTGTGCCAGGGCGGTGACCACGTCCGAGGAGGTGAACCCATCCTCGAAGTAATAGTCGCCGACATAGCCGGAGAGCCGAAGCTTTCCGTCTTCCAGAATGGCAGCCATGTGGGTTCCTCAGCAGCTCGGCGTGAACCGGAAGCGTTTCGCGTATCGGCGCCGCGGCCCGCCGGTCTTCTCGGCACAGAGCACCTGCAGCCGGGCAATTTCGGCGTCGATCCCGGCCATGTCCGACTTGCCGTAGCGGACCCGGCGGTTGGTGATCGCCGACTTGATCTCGACCTCTTCCACCCGCTCTCCGGAGATGAACCGGAGCTTGACGTTGTAGAGGGCCTGCCAGAGCGCGCACGGATCGTCCGGGTCGACCGAGACGCCGCCGACGAGGATCGGATCAGCCATTGGCCGGCGCTCCAACTGGATCATCCGAAGTCGACCGCGACAGCGCCGCGTCGATCGGCAGATAGGGGTCGGCCATGCCGAGCCCTTCGTAAAGCTTGATGTCCTCGGCCCGCATCGCCGCGATGTCCTGCGGATCGTAGCCGACCGCCGCGCTTTCGATCGCCAGCGAAGACGTCCTGTTGGCAAGCCTCTCCGTCGCCGCCTGCGCACTCTTCTTGTCGTCCGCCGTCGGTGCCGGCGGCCCAACCCATTCGGCCCAGCAGGCTTTCTCGCGGTTCGCCATGAAAGCCGCGACGCCGCCCTTGAACGGGATCCGCTTCTCGACGACGCTCTCGGTCAACCACGCCTCATAGATCGCCTGGCAGATCGGCGCCGCGATCCGCTCGCGCCGGCGCATCACCACCGGCCAGATCGAGGCGTTCTCCATCCGGACGGACGAATAGGTCGCGTTCGTATGATCGAGGGTGAAGCTCGAAAACGTCACGCCGATGCACCGCGCCATGATCCGCTGAAGGTGCATCGAGAACGGCAGGTACTGGTTCCCGGGTGTCTCGGCCGAGTGGAACTTGAACTCCTCGCCCGGGCCGAGGTGATTGATCTGGCTGTCGGAAATGGCGACCCGGCTTTCCCGGGCTTGATCAAGGCGCGCCTTCATCGCGGCGCAGAAGTCGCCGACGAGTTCGGTCCCGATTGCCGTGCCCTCGACCACAACGTCCTTGAGCGCTTCCAGCGCTTCGAACGCGGCCGCCGACGGTTCCGGGCTGGTGAGGGTCGCCGCGAACACCGTCTGCAGCACCGCAGTCTGCAGCGTCGCATCGTCCAGCTTCTCGGACATTGCCCAGGTCTTCATGACCGGCGCCAGTTCCGAGATACCCCGGACGTCGTGCGGATCCTTGGGATCGAAGACGTGGTAGAACAGCGCCGAGCCAAACTGGTCGCGCGCCGCATAGTCTTGCGTCTCGGCCAGTCCGCCACGACTGATCCTCAAGCGATAGGCCTGTGGACGGTCGTTTTCGTCGAGAACGACGCCCTGGTGCAGGCCCTCGAATTCATTCGTGTCGCGCACGAGATGCACCGGCGACGTCGCCGAGACCTTCAGGCCGGTGCGGATGTTGTAGCGCTGGCGCGTCGCCGCCGGCATGTAGCCGAGCGCGCCGCAGGCCTCGCCGAAGGCGACGTGATGCCCGAGGCTCATGTCGACGATCTGCGGGATCGTGAACTTGCCCCGGTGGTCGCACTCGGCAGGGTTCCACGACCACTGCCGCCATTCCCGCTCGACCAGCCGCTTCCATTCGCTCCGCTCGGCCTTGGTCCAGCCCAGAGCCTCGACGTCCGGCTGGGCGTTGAGCTTCAGCTCCGTCCCGACAGTATCTGCCTTGACCTGGTCGACGGCACCCTTCAGGCGGCCCGAATTGTGGATGAAGTCCGCAGCCAGCGCCGCAGCCCTATCCCAGGCCCACTGGATGTCCCGACGGGAATCCGGAAGCGACGCCCAGCGCGACGTCAACACCGCCGACCCGGTGTCGCGCAGATACCGCATCGTCGGACGGACCTCCGGCGCCGGACGCGCGGGCGCGATCGCCGTTGCGACGCTTTGCCTGATCCGTGCGACGAGGCTCATCGACTCTTCCATGCTTTCAGCTTGTCGGCGAAGGACGACGACGCCAGCTTCGGGGCGGGGGCCCGCTCCGTTTGCGGCGGCTCGGCCCTCGGCGCGAACAGCCCGTCCTCGAGGTCGAGTTGGGCATCCTCAGCCGGGGTTTCCCGTTCGGCCTCGTAGCGATCCCAGATGGCGTCGGGCAGCGTGCGAAGGCCCAGCTTGATCGCCGCGGCCTCAGCCTGCAGATGCGTGTCCAGCGCCTCGTTCGGCTGCGACGCATCCTTGACCCACTCATAGACGGTAAAGCCCGTCTTGGTCTTCTTCGGCCGACGGCTCTCGGCCGTCAGCTGGCGGAAATACTCGTCTTCCAAACCCTTCGGCAGGCCGATGAAGCCGAGCTCCGACGGGTCCTCCTTCACGATTCGCCGATAGAGGCTCATCTTCAGGATGCTCGTCGCGAAATTGTAGAAGCGCTTCGAGTAGCGCAGGAGCTTGCCCTTGGCGGTTCGCTCCTTCTTGACCTGGCTGATCAGCGGCGCGGTCTCCGACCCGACGCCGCGCACCATGATCACCCGGCTCGTCGGCCAGCCCTTCGCCCACTCCCAGACGTCCTCGGTATAGGCATTGCCGTCGATCGCGGCGAGGTCGATGCCGAGGCGATGGCCATAGGCGTTACGCCAGCTCTGCTCCATCAGACCGTCCAGAATGACCCGGCAGCGATCTTCCGAGATGTGCCCGGTCACGACACCGTATTCGATCACCCAGCGTCGCTTGTGGCGGCCCCATCCGACCAGCTGCCATTCGACTCGGTCGCCCTGGCAGTCGATGCCCATGGTCAGGACCAGAGCGCCAGGAGGAACGCTGCCACGGGAGTATTCTGCCGCCGCCGCTCGGTCCCTCAGGCTCTCCCAGGGCGGCGCCTCGCCCAGCGTCTTGTAGGCGCGGCCGAGCGTGTCGTTGAAGAAGGTCTGTTCCGACGCCGGGTCGCCCTTGGCGTCGAGCCATTCCCGGGCGATCCGCTCGAAGCTCTGCAGGTAGGAGAACGCCGACCACAAGTCGAAGGAGCGATGCTCGCGCTTGGCCTTGGGGTTCTCCGCCCGCCACTCGCCCCGCGGCAGCATCTGCGGACGATGGTGCTCGCGGATCTCGCAGCCGCATTCGACGCAGGTGAAATGCGCATCCTCCGGCTTGTCCTCCTCGAGGACGGCCAGCATGTTTTCCCACTCGAGCACCTGGTAGTGGTCGCAGTGCGGACAGGGCAGATGCAGCCGCTCCTGGCTCCCCTTGTTGAAGTTGTCGGTGATCCGGCAGCCCGGCTCGACCAGCGGCGTCGAGATCTTGAAGATCTTGGCGAACTCGTGGGCCCGCGACCGGCTGTTGGCGAGATGCTCCGGGTCGCCCGCGTTGTTCATCTCCCCCTTCGACAGGTCGTCCTGGACCTGCCGCTTGAAGGTCACCATCGACAGCGACGCCGGCGAGTTGGCGCCCGAAATCTGGATCGACCCGCGCCCGTCCACCCGCTCCTTGTAGAGCACCGAATCGAGACCGTCCCGGGACTTCATCGGGAACAGCTCGGCCAGCGCCGTTGTGCCCTTCAGCATCGGCGCCAGCTTCATCTTCGACCAGCGCTGGGCGTTCCCCTCCGTCGGATGGACATAGAGAATGTCGCTCGGGTCCATCGCGATCGACCCGCCGGTGAAGATGTTGGCGAGCACCGTGCCGCCGAGCTGCGCCGACTTCTTCAGCGTCACAACCCGGCAGGGATCGGACGGACCGAGCGCCCGCAGGATCTCGTCGAAATACGGGAACAGCGTCCGATTGTAGGGCCCCGGGAACGGGCTTTCGCGATCGGAGAAGATGATGTTGGCTTCCGCCCAGGCCAGATAGTCCACCGGCGGCGGAGGGGTCATGACCTCGGCCATGACGTCCCACATGATCCGCTCGGCATTCGCCGTCTCGATGATCAGATGCGTCACTGGAGCGGCCCGCCATCCTGCACGATGACGCTTTCCAGCGTCGCGCTCGTCTCCTCGGCCTTGGCCGCGTGGCGCTTGGCCGCCCCCTCCTGATAGGCCCGAAACTCCGCCTTCAGGAGATGCAGGACGTCGCGCTGCGGGATGCCGAACTTCGACGAGACCGCCGTCGCCAGCGAGGCGAGCGAACCCTCGAAGGACGACAGCATCGCACCGGCGAGCCGCGTCATCTGCTGGCGGGCGTCCGCCGTTTCCATGAACCGGCCGCGTCGCGCCTCCTCCTCCTCGGCCGCCTTGCGGTTCTTGCGCTGGATCTCCTGCAGCTTCTCCAGCTTGAAGCGCTGTTCGAAGTCGTCGAGCAGCGGCGGTGAACCGGCATTGCCACCGGCGGCCTCGAGACCGACGGCGTGCCTCAGGCCAGGGGCCTCGTCGGAAGGCTGTATATCGGACGCGGAGCCTGCGGCCGGTCCGCCGAGCCGCGTCGACAGCCCGTTGCCGAGCGCCTGGCCGGGGTCCCGCCGCTCGCGGATCTGCCGCTTGGCGACCTCGACCCGGATGCGCGCCATCCGCCCCTCGCCGGCGATGGCATCGGGACCGATCTTGCCCTCGGCGATCATCTGCGAGACGCGCCCGGGCGAGACGCCGATCATCTCGGCGAACGCACCCTTGGTGACGACGCCCTCCATCGTGGAAGCCTCGCTCACCAGCTCATCCTCTTTACCTGCCCGTCCTTTAGCTCTTTAGGCCCCGTCTTTAGGCTCTCAAAAGCCGCTCAGACTGAGCAGATCCCGCGCGCGGCCCGCACCGCAGGCCCTTGCTTTGCCCAGACGGTCCCTTGATTTCGTTGCATATTTGTCACGGATTTGGAGGCTAAGTGCAAAAATGTCACACATTCGGAGGCGAGCCGCAGCCGCCTGCCACATCAGAGGCGGCCGAGCATGTAGGTGATGCCCCGCGCCATCTCCTGGAAGAACACGCCCCGCGCGATCTCGCCCAGCATGTCCTCGTACACAGGCGGGTTGCGGGTCGCCTCGCCTGCCGGGTTCGGGCCGAACAGGCGCATGGTGGGGTAGCGAGCTGAGCCCTTGCGCTTCAGGATCCGGCCATCCCCCTTGCCGCCCTTGGCGATGAAGGCCGAGCGATAGGTGCCGCGCAATGGGACGGCGACGCCGCGCTTGTTCTGCTTTCCCCCGATCTCGTCGAGGGGGATCTGCTGAGACCGGACGATCAGCATCAGGGCATCAGGGGCGATGTAGGACCGCATCCGCGCCTTGATGTGCTTCTGGGCGACGTCCATGCGGGCGGAGGCCAGCTGCGCATAGGTCCGTTCGACCACCGAGCGCGACCGCCCGTAGGCCCGAGCCATCACCTGTTCCTGCAAATGGGCCGGCAGCTGCTGGAACGCCTTGGATAGCCGCGCGAAGTCGGCGCTGTCGATCTTGAACTGGACGGTCACTGCCCCGCCCCGCCCGGCTTCGTCTCCCGCACCACCGGGCGCCGATAGATCGGCAGCACGCCGTCATCATCGGCCGCCCCGCGGCGCACGTCGCGCAGGATGGCGGGAACCGTCTTCACCGCCCCGATCACGCCGCCCTTGGCGTGGCCCGCGGCGAGAAGCCGGCGGCGCCTCTGGCAGGCCCGGCATACCATCACGCGGCCACATCCATCGGCGGGATCAGCGCCGCGACGCTCGGATCGCGCACGTCCATCCACTCCATCGGCACCCCATGATCGGCCGCAATCCGCGTCCACAGATCCCGGTCTGCCGGCTCGAGGTTCCAGGCGACGACGATTGCCGACAAGCCCAACGACAGCAGCATGCCCGCCAGCGCGCCCATGCAGAGCGTGATCTGCCCCTCGTCGAGCGGATTGACCAGCGCGGCACGGATATCGTCGCGGTGGACGCACATGAGCGAGAGATCGTCGGCCATCAGCCTGCGGGCGAGCGGCATCTTGCCGCTGTTCGCCGGACCGGAGACGACGACGAGGCGCTGGCTGGCCATGGTCGTTCTCCCGTCGTTCGCCGAGTGTCGGGACGCCCTGCCCCAAACACAAAAGCGCCCCGGGTTTCCCCGAAGCGCTCGATGCAAATCTCTGATGGTTACGGGTATCGCCAAATCATCGTCGCAAGTCAAGCGGCATCCCGCCCCGCTGACGACACCCCTTCAGGTTTCCCGCCGAATTCGACCGCGGCACCATCCCGCTCGCCCTCCGCCTCCCACGGCCACAGGCGCAAGCCCGGCCCGTCGACGCCATGCTCGGCCAGCCGTCCATCCAGATCGCCGGCAAGCGCCGCCAGCGAGATCACATAGGCCTGGTAGGCGATCCGGTCCGCCACCAGCCCGGCCAGATCCGGCGCGAACACCGTCTTGCGATAGGCCGCCGGATGCGGCCGCCGGCGCACCCGGTCGAACCCGTCGATCTCGATGGCGATCTCAGGCCGCCCCTCGCCCGCCGCGCGCCACACCTTTCGGAACCAGGCAGCCCCGCCCTGGGCATTGCGCACCGTCTTGCGCTGGACGATGTCCGGACGCCGCCACTCCGGCACGGAGCCGAGCAGCGCATGGCGGATCAGCGTTCCCGGCATCCGGCCCTGAAGCATGATCGGCACCATGGCGAGGCCCCGCGCATGGGCCTCGGCCCGCTCGTCGTCGGTCATCGGCTCGTCTCCGACCGGCACGACATCGCCGAGGACGTCGTATCCCTCCGGTGCCTCGAACCACGCGTCCCTGAAAGAGCGCACCACCTTGTCGACGGCAATGGCGTCGGGATGCGGCTCGGCATCGGCCGACAGGTCCGGGAAGAGCCCGAAGCCGTTGGAGGCGTCGATGTGGGTGCCCAGCGTCGCCAGCCCGGCAAAGCAGGGCGACGCCATCACCGGCCCCTGCCGCCCGCTCCACCCCGCCTTCGGCAATTCCTGCCGATAAGCCCAGGCCAAGAGATCCTCGATCTTGATCCGTTTCATGCGTCACAACCCTCGTGTTTCGACCTATCGTCCCTAGCGTCCCTGATTTTCCCGCTTGCGTCCCTCAAACCCATCTCCTGCCTTTCTGCTTAACTCTCTGTATTTTCGAAGAAAACGAAGGATGGTTGAAAACGATAGGGCCGCTAGGGACGCTAGGGACGCAAGAACTCGCGTTACGTATGGAGTTCGGCCGGTCTCTCTCACTCTCGAAACACAGGCATGGCGCAAAGAAAGATCACCCACACCCGCACATGCGCGCCTGCATGCGAAACCTGAAAATTACCGTCCCTAGCGTCCCTAGCGTCGCAAGCTGTTGAAACCCCACACCCTTTGACAGGGACGCAAACGCGAAAACCCCGCCTCCAGCGTCCCTGCCGTCCCTCATTCGACGAGACGAAGGGCGCAAACCGGCATCCGGTCGTCTCACAAGGCAAAGGGTGCGGGTTCGCAGCGTCATCAGAACGGCGGCGCCGCCCTGAACTCGCCGCACCAGTCGTCGGCGAATGTAACCGGCCATCGCTCTTTCTTGGGCGCGGGTGGGCTTCGACGGCAGAGACCCGCATGGCCCGTGCCGTCCTCGATCTCGACGCCCAGCGTCTCCTCGGCGCCGGACACACAGTGTTCGATCGCCGTCCCCTCAGTTCCGACCTGCCTGGTGTCCCAAAACCGGCAGGCGCGGCATCGTTCGTCATCGATCATCGTTGGATCTCCTCATGGTCCGCGAGCGCTTCAGTGAGAAAGGGTGCGCAAGGCGATGAGCTCGCGTCATCGCCCGCCCCCATAATCGGCCGGGTAGTCGCCCGGCCCGCCGCTCGCCTGCGGCTGAAACTCGGATCTGATGACGAGGCCCTTGTAGACGGTGGTGCTGACCTTGGCCTTCCAGAAGACGTGCATCTTGCCGTCGGACCCCTCCCAGCTCTTCTGGGCATAGTCGGGAAATCGCTTCGAGAAGGTCGCCTGCTTGAACTCGGCCGCGCCCTCGCGCACCGCCCAGCGGGAATAGGCGTCGAACAGCTCGCCAGGCGTCACCATGTCGGCCTCCGCCCCGGAGACGAGACAGGCGGCGCGGATGAAGCCGCCGATCGGGTCGCTCTCCTCGCGATAGTCCTGCGTCGCCGCCAGCACCTTGGCCGGCGGATTGAGCCCATAGTTGAGATATTCCAGCGCGCCCTCGAGCGCCCAAGCGAGAACGCCCTCGGCCTCCCGCTTCAGCTTTCCGGCCAGCGCCCGGTCGACGGCCTCCTTCGGGATCTGCACCTCGAAGGGCACCATGTGGACGCGGCGCCAGATGCCGTCGGAGGTGTCGTCGATGCGCGGCTTGTGGTTGCCCGACAACACGATCTTGAAATGCGGGTCGACCTCGAAGAAGTCCTGATGCAGCCGGCGCACCGGCATCTTCTCGCCGCCGGTCAGCTGCTTGATCAGCGCGTCCTTCAGCTTGACGCCCATTTCCGGCTCGGCCGCGAAGACGACGCGGGCGCCGGGCAGCCGGGCGAGATCCGGCGTCGCCTCGGCGCCGCCCCGGCGCGAATCGCCGGCAAACGAGTCGATCGACAGCGTCACGGCATAGTCGTCGAGGACATGGGAGAGGAGATCGGTCAGCGTCGACTTGCCGTTCCGCCCGATCCCGTAGAAGAACACGAGGCATTGTTCGGAGGTCAGTCCCGTCAGGCAGTAGCCGAAGAAGCGCTTCAGAAAGGCCCGCATCTCCGGGTCCGGCTGCACCGTCTTCAGGAACTTGTCGAAATGCGGCGCCCGCGCCTGCCAGCTGCCATCGGGACCCGCCAGCGACGACGCCGAAGGCGAGGAGCTTAAGGGCGGGGAATCAAATGGCACCAGCTTGGTGATGTAGTCGGCCTGGCGATGCGGGTGCCGCTCCAACGTCCAGACGAAGCGCGGGTCGTCCGGGTCGCTCTCTTCGTCCTCGCGCTGCACGAAGCGCAGCGTTCCGTTCGCACAGTTGAGGGCGAGGCGGTCGCGGTTGAGGTCGCCGACGAGCCGGGCGCAGTGCGGCGCGGCCTCGGTCAGCATGTTGTTGATCTTAGTGGTGCCGGCGGCGCTCTTGGCGTGGCGGAAGCGCGAGGACATGCGGCCGGAAATCGCTTCCTTGGCCTCCTCCATCGCGGCGATCCGGTCCTTCAGCGCCTCGGCCTGCCCGGCCTCCTCCGCCGTCCATTCGGCGCTCTTGCGCGCCTTGATCGCCGCGTCGAGATCCTTCGCCGCCTTGGCGGCCCGGGCTCCTGCGCCCGCATGCTCGGCCAGCGCCGCATCGATGCGCGCGGCTTCGCGCCGGATTTCCTCCGGCGAAAGGGCCGGCTCCTCGCCATCTGTCGACACCCGCGCCTTGCGCTCGAAGCTCAGCCGCTTCGCCGTTTCCCGGGCCGCCTCGCCTTGCGCGGCGACAATGGCGAGCCGGGCCAGCCACCTCGCCTCCTGCGACGTCGGTTGCCCCTCCGCCCGCTGCCGTGCCGCGACGGCCTTGCCCAGCGCCTTCAGCTCCTCGCGCGCCGCCTTGCCGGCGACGATCGCCGCCTGCTCTTCCTCGCTGCCGTCGAGGCCATAGGCCTCCTCGACGATCATCTCGGCCGCCTTCTGGGCCAGCGGGCGAACGATCGAGCCGTCCTCGTCCTCCTTCCAGCGGCGCCCGTCATAGCCGTGCCAGGCCACCCGGGCGACATGACAGATCCGGTCGCCATAGCGGATCAGCAGGCGGCGGCCGTTGCCGATGTCCGTCTCCGGCTCCAGACGGCATTCCTCGAGGATCTCCTCCGGCGACAGGGCCGGCCCGTCGTCGTCCTCCTGCGCCGGGGACGAGGTGGCGGGATCGAACCTTGCATCGAAAGACGGGGATGGGGCTTTTGCCGATCCCTCATCCTGAGGTGCCCGTCCGCCAGGACGGGCCTCGAAGGGCGCGCCATCCGCCGTCAGCCCGGCTCGGGCGAGATAGGCGAGGACGGCCTCGCGCTGGTCATGTCCCCCTCCCATCGGTCAGGCCGCCTTATTGGTAAGACGACGAAGAGCACGGAGTTTATCCAGATCGGCTTCGGTCTGGGCCCACCCCCAGATCTTCATGCTGCGGCCAGATCTGCCGGTGCGGCTATCAAGTCCGCCGCCACCGCCCTTTCCGATGAAAATCCATCCATCGAAGCGATAAAGGTTGCCGGTGTGGAGAGCTTCGTCTTGATACGAGACAGCGAACGAACGCCGGTGCCTGGCGGCGATCAAAGGGAAGATCATCTCTCGCCAAATACGGAGCATCGGCCTGCACATGCCAGGCCGCAATGCGCAAAGACGAACGAGTTCCGCGACTTCTGTCCTGAATAAACCGGTGCTGCCGACGACTTCACGAGCCGTTTCGCCCGTGACTGTCACGGCCACCGGCTCACCATGCTGGAACATCGCGTGGTGGGCTTCAAATGAGTAGACAGGCCGATTGACCGCCCCCATGCGGTGACCCCACGCCACAAGCAGTTGGTTCACATCTCGACGGTCGATCGCTTCGATATGCATGATCGGGGGGACAAGCATCACGCCGCCACCTCCCGCGCCGCCAGCAGATCGGCAAAATCCCGCCCCCGCGGCGGCCAGGCCGTCGCCACCGTCCGCCCTTCGGCACCGAACCGGATCTCCGCCCGCATCATCGCCGCGCCCGTCGCGACGATCTCGGAATCGGCGTCGGCGACGAGCAGCACCTCGCTCACATGCTTCGGCACCTGGGCTGCCGCATCCGCCGGTTCGCCCGCCTTCGGCTCCGGCCCCGCCACCCTGAGCGGCGCCTTGCCGCCGCGGTTCTTCAGGGTCGGATGCGGGAACCTACCCTCGGCCCGCCCCGCCAGATTGCCGAGATCGCCGGCGGCCGCATAGATCGTGTCGCCCCGCGCGCCCTCGGCCACTGCCACGGCCAGCACGTTCTCGATCCCCTCGCCGCAGACGAAGCGCGTTCGCGCAGGGTCCGGCAGGATCTTCCCCTCGATCTCAAGAAACCCGATCAGCGGGATGAGCCCGCCCTTCTTGCGGCCGCGCATCTTCTTCGTCGCCAGCCGCTCGCCGGTTGCGGGGTCGACCAGATCCGGCCGCCCCTTTCGCCCGCGCGCATCGAGCCAGGTCAGATGGCAGCCGACGACGGCACCGCCCGCATCGACGAAGGGCAGCACCATCGCCTGCCCCGAATGGATCGCCACCGGGCGCCCGCCCTCGTCCGTGCCGTGCCAATAGGCCTCGTCGACGATCGCCCGGGCAAAGGGCAGCACCGGCAGGGCAAAGCCGCCGAGCCGGCCCGTGAGATAGGCCCGGACGGCGGATCTGGGGTTTCCCTCATCCTGAGCCTGTCGAAGGACGGGGGAAACCCCACCCGCCGACGCCCGCGCCATAGACCCTCGCCCTTCGACAGGCTCAGGATGAGGGTCGATCGGAACCGCATGCTCCCATTTTCCCCGCGCCTTGCCGATCTCCCGCTCGCGAAAGGCATTGGCCTCCCGCTCGCTGGCCTCGGATGCCGCTGCCGCCTCGGCCTTGCGCGCCGCCAGCCGCGCGTCCCGCGCCGCCCGGTCCTCGGCACTCTCCGGCGCCTCGCCCGGCACGTCGCGGCCCAGCGCCGCGGCGCAGGCGGCGAGGAAATCCTCGCGCCGCTTGACGTCGAGGCCGAGAAGATGCGCCGCCAGCGAGATCCCGTCGCGGCCCTCACCGGCGCCCCGGCAGATCCAGGCGTTCTTCAGCCGGTTGACGGCGAATCGGTCCGTCCCGCCGCAGACCGGGCACGGCCCCGCCTCCTCGCCGGTGGCGATCCGCTTGAGGCCGGTAACGCCCAGCCGATCGGCCGCCTCGCCGACGGTGACGGTGCGGGCCTCCTCGATGAAGGCGTCGGTCATGGCCCGGCCTGCCCCGGAAGTGCGATCCTCGGTCATTCGGCGGCTTCCATCATCGGCTGGATTGCAAGGTCGGCGCAGTTGGCGGCGACGAGGGCAGCTGCGAGCGGCGGGCAGACGGAGTTGCCGCAGCACGAGCCCTGCACCGTCGCCGAGATCGGCGAGCCGTCGGGCCGCCGGTCGATGATGTAGCTGTCCGGAAAGCCCTGCGCCCGGAACCGCTCGCGCGGCGTCAGCATCCGCATGCCGATGTCGGCGATGGCATAGGTCTGGCCATCGATGTCGAGGGTGACGAGGCCCATGCGGTCCTTCGTCGTGTCGGTGTGCATCGGCCCGTCGACGGCCGCGCCATCCCCGGTACCGTAATATTTCGTCAGGAACGCCGAGATCAGGCTGGCATGCTGACCGCCGGCAAGCACGGTCTTGCTCGGCCGGTCGAGGCCACCCTCGCCGCCGCGCGTGTTCGAGGTGTAGGCCCAGGACAGATGCGCGGCCACCACCTGCTGCTGCGCGCCCGAGGCCGTGAGCGTCGCCAGCGGCTCGTCCGCCGCCCGGCCCGGATTGACGCCGCCGATCCGGCGCGCATCGTTGTTGTGCTGGGCGAGGAAGGCCGCGACGACGCCATGCTTCGCACCGCCGGCCACCTGCGTTCCGATCGGCTGGCCGATGTCGAGCGCCCTCGGCGCCTGCCCCTCGCGCTCGCCGTATCCCGTCTGGACCATCGTCGCCGCGACGAGCCCGATCGGCGCCGCGCCGCCCGGCCGCTTGACATGGCTGTTGGCGGTGATCGTCGGCGCCGGCTGGTCGAGGCCCGCGCCGGTCGAGCCGGTCTGGAACTTCGTCAGATGCGCGGCGATCACCGCATTCTGGTCCTTCGGGCTGGCGGTGATCGTGTGCAGCGGCGCGTCGGCGGGCCGGTTGGCGCCGCCATGCTGGGCGAAGGTGACGACGGGGGCGACGAGGGCGTGGGAGTTTCCCGCGCTCGTCTGGGTGCCCGCCGGTTCGTCCAGCGGATATTCCCGCCGCCCGCCGCTGTCGCCATGGGCGACGCTGACGAGGAACGGCTTCTTCGCCTCCAGCACGTAGCGCACGATGCCCCGGGCGATCCGCCGCATCGTCGCGTCCGCCAGCGGCCGGATCGCCCGCACGCCGTGCTTCGCCCGGATCTCCTCCGCCGTGTCGAAGATCGACGGGCACGGCAGCGACCAATCGATGATCTCGGCCGCCGTCCGCCAGGGCGCCTTATGCCCCGCGACGACGTCGGGATCCGTCGGCGCGCCATGGCTCGGCGCCGGCCAGACGATCGGCTTGCCGTCCCGCCGCGCGATCATGAAGAAGCGCTTGCGGATCGTCGGCGCGCCGTAGTCGCAGGCCCTGAGCTCGCGGAACTCGACCTTGTAGCCGAGCCGCTTCAGCTCCTTCACCCACTGCCGGAAGGTCTGCCCGCGCCGGTCCGGGCACGGCACGAAGACGCCGGGCTTCGTCTCGACCAGCGGACCCCAGCTCTGGAACTCCTCGACATTCTCCAGGATGATCACCGCAGGCCGCACGCGCTTGGCCCAGAGGACGACGACCCAGGCGAGGTCGCGGATGTTGCGCTTGACCGGGCGCCCGCCCTTGGCCTTGGAGAAATGCTTGCAGTCGGGGGAGAACCAGGCGAGCCCGACCGGACGCCCTCTGCCGAAATGGGTGCCGACGGCGTCCAGCGGATCCACCTGCCAGATGTTCTTCGACAGGTGCAGCGTGTCGGGGTGGTTGACCTGGTGCATCGCCAGCGCGTCGGCGTTGTGGTTGATGGCGATGTCGGGCGAGCGGCCGAGGGCCATCTCGATCCCGGTGGAGGCGCCACCGCCGCCGGCGAAGCTGTCGACGATCAGCGGGCGCTGGACCATGCCGCTCATGCCCGGCCTCCCTGCACCACGGCGAGCCCCGTCTCGCCCCGTTCGGCATTGCGCACGGCGTCAAGCATCAGCACGACGTCGGGCTCCGGCAGATCCAGAAGCCGGGCGATGTCGAGCATGTCGAAATGCCCCGATCGCCACAGGACGACGATCGCGGCCGATTGCGCGGCGGTCAGCATGGCGGGGCTCCGGTGGTTTTCGGGGTCGTGACGCCATCGTCGAGGACGGCGTCGGCAATGCCATCATCGGCAATGGTCGCAATCAGGTCGCGCGCGAGGTGGCAGACATGAATGTCCCGCGCCGCCGCAAAGGGCTGCAGCATGGCAAGGACATCGAAGGGGACGCGCACGGTCCGCGTCGTCGGCTCCGGCTCCTCCGGTCCTCGCTCGCGCGGCAGGTCGAGCCCAGCACGCGACCGATAGACCGACACCGTTCCACGGGTCAGCCCCGTCCGTCGTGCGATCTCGGCGGTCGTCAGACCCTCGAGCGACAGCATGACAACCTCGGCCCGGCGCGATCGGCGGCTCATGCCGCGCCCCCATCGCCGGCAGCTTCGGCCAACGCCAGATCCGTCAGAAAATCCGGCCCGGCCGCGTTGCGGCGGATCTCGTGCCCCCGCGCCCGGGCAAAATTCAGCACCTCGCGATGGGTGAAGCCGGCCTCGTCGGCCAGGCACTTCACCGTCTCCACCGAAACCATTGCGCCAAGCCGGGCCCGGAACGCCGCGTCGAAGAAGTCGGCCAGCGGATCGGAAAAGATCGGGGCGAGCCCCGTCACCGTGTCGCCGAAGCGCCCGCCGCCGACGGAGGCCGCCATCACCGCGAGCTCGGCGGCGAAGATCGCAAACGGCAAGGGAGGTCCGGCCCGGCCGAGATTGGCCAGAAAGCCGCCCAGCGCCTCATAGGTGCGATCCAGCTGCAGCCGCCCGGCCGGATCGGCCTTCACCCGCGCCCGCACGAAGGCGACGAGGTCCGGATGATAGTCGGCGGGGAACTCGGCCCGGGCGTTCATTCGGCGGCCTCGGCAGGGCCCTCGGCGATGGCGGCGAAGAGCGGCGAGATGTCGGAAGCCTGGCGCCTCGGCGCGACCCGCCATTCCGCTTCGATCCGCCGCCGCGACAGCGCGGCATAGTCGGGATTGAGTTCGATCAGAGCGCCGCGCCGCCCGTGCCGCAGAGCGACCAGGGCCGTCGTACCGGCGCCGCCAAACGGGTCGAGCACGACGCCGCCCTTGGGACAGCCTGCCAGGATGCAGCGTTCGGCCAGCTCCGGCGGGAAGGTCGCAAAATGCGCGTCGGCGAAGGGCCGGATCGCGAACTCCCACGCCGTCAGCGGCGCCGGCTCGAAATTGCGCAGCAGGCGCCCCTTGCCGCGCGGCGTCGCCTCGATGCCGGTGTGGTTGATGTGGCCGTCATGCCGAGGCGTCAGGGCACGGATCTTCTCGCGCCGCTCCCCGTCTGGGATCTGGGAATCCATCGTGTGGCGACCATAAGTCGAACGACCTCGGACTGTAGTAGTCTGCCCCTCAGCGTCTTGCCTGCGGCCGACAGCCACCGCCGAAGCATCGTAATAGGCGCCGATCCGGACCCATCGCGGCCCCTGCTGGTCGGGGCGGGTGGTCAGCGGCGCGGTCTGGGTCAGATCCGGGAGAAAGCTGATCTCGCCGGTGTCGCGGGCGCGCCAGACGTCGCCGTCGCCGCTCTTGGTCAGAAGGAAGATCTTCTCGTGGGCGACCGAGGGCCGAGCCGACCCGGACGAATCCGGCATCGGGTTCGTCTTGCCCCAGACGATTTCCGAGCGCACCCACCAGCCGGCATCTTGGAGGGCGATCGCCAGCCGGTTCGGGATCATGCACAGATCCTTGGCCTTCAGGCTGCCGCCGATCGTCGAGAACGGCTTGTCGCGGAACGTCCGGTCGTCGCCGCCCGCCGCCTTGGTGTCGGCGGCGCTGCGCCCGTTCGGGCTGGTGGCATAGCAGTCGCCATAGTTCAGCCAGAGCGTCCCTGTGGGTTTAAGCACCCGCCGCACCGCCTCGAAGACCTCGACCATGACGGCCAAATGCTCGGCCAGAGTCGGCTCGAGCCCGATCTGCCCGGCGACGCCATAATCGCGCAGCCCCCAATAGGGCGGCGAGGTGACGACGCAGTCGACGCTGTCCGCAGGCATGGCGGCCAGGCGCTCACGCACGTCACCGACATGCAGCGTCACCCGCCCGTCCAGAAACGTCTCGGCCTCGCCCGCCCCGCTCACGGCTGACCCACCTTGTCGAGGATCACCGTCGCGGCGGCCATCAGCTCCCCCGCCTCGCGGCGGATCTCGGCGCGCTCGGCGCTGGTCACCCGCCCGTCGGACAGGGCGCTGAGCACCGCCGTCACGACGTCCGAGCCCTCGCTCGCCAGCCGCGCGACGTCGCACAGCGCCAGCGCCCCCGGCCCCTCCGGCGCCGCCAGCCGGCGCACCAGATAGCCCGAGACCACCGCCCGGCCGCACAGCCGCTCCAGATGGGCGACATGGCAGAGCGGCATGAAGCGCTTCGGCTCGGCCATCGAGCCCCAGTTGGAAACCAGGCTCTGCGCAACCCCCAGCACCGAGGCCACCGCCACCGGCCCGCCGCAGGCCTCGATCAGCGCCTTCGTCACCACCTTCAGCGCCTTCTCGTCGTCGGTGAGGACGTCGGTCATCGCTGCGCGTCCTTCTCGACGAAGCGCTCGAAAGCGCGCTGCCGGGCAGCCTCGACGAGGCCATCGGCGACGTCCGGGCGCAGGTCGTAGAGGCGCGTCAACAAAAGGTAAGCCGCGAGGATCATGGACTCGACGACGACCAGCAACTCGGAAGAGCTGCGGGTCTCGCGCCCTGCCCGCTGCACGAAGTCATGGGCCAGCCGGTTGTGCTTGTCGGACGCGCTCATTGGACGACCCTCCCAGTCTTGCCGGAGGCGACGCGCCCCGTCGCCGCCTCCGGCTGCCCCACGCCGCACGCGGCGCGAAGCTCGGCGATATCGATGATCGTGACGGTCGGGCCGCGCCGCGATGCGAGGCCGGCCTTGGCGGCTTCGAGCACAAGCCCGGCCACGAAGATCCCTGCGAGGAGGCCGACGAAAAAGCGGGCGCTCATGCCGCATCCTTTCCGGCGGCCGCGCCGTCCGTAAGCTCGCGTGATGGTTCGGTCTGGGAATTCACATGCGCGCTGCGACGCGCTGCCGCAGTTTCGCCGTCATGGACACTGCCGCGCTCACCCTCGCCCTTCGAGGCTCGCTCCGCTCGCACCTCAGGATGAGGGTGATCGGTGACGCCGCGCCCGGCCAAAGCTGCCGCCGCCGCCACAGTCCCCTCATCCTGAGCCTGTCGAAGGGCGAGGGGCCCCGCGACGCCGCCAACGACACCCGCCCCGGCCTCAGGCTGCGACGAGTCGTCCGCGCCTTGCGGCCGTGCCACAATGGCGAGCATCAGCCTCGCCAGCCCGGGACGAACGCCATGGTGCCGCAGAATCCTGCCGAAATGCGCAGCCTTCTCCTGATGCACGCCCTCACCCGCCTCTACAGCGATGTCACCATCGCCGCCCGGCGCGGGCGTCTCACGGAACACGACATCCGCGGCATCGAGGCCAAGGTGATCGAGATGCTGCGCAAAGCGCCCGACTTCGCGGACGAGTTCCAGACCTTCGAGGTCGAACCGGTGATCGCGCAGGTAAGGAGCGAGATCACCCTGTTCTGCGACATAAGCCGCGAGGGGCGTGTCCTGAAGATCGGCGAGAAAGGCGGCAAAGGGCGATGACATCACGGCGCGATCCTCAGGGGCTCTGGATATCCCGCCCCGGCCTGCGCCTGCGGCGCTCCGACGAAGCTCGCCGGGGTGACGCGCCCGCCGGAGATTTTCTCGGCGGCGAGCGCGATGCCGAGCGGACAGGGCCGCTCGCCCCGCTCGTAGCGCTGCAGGGTGCGGGCGGGATTGCGCCCGACGATCCCGAGGAGACCAGCCGCTTCCGCCAGGGTTTTCCCGGTCTCGGCGCGCCATTGCGTGTGGGTGAGGTGTGACATGGACGGAATAGTAGCCATATCGGCTACCTCCCTGTCAAGCCGATGTAGCGCATATGGCAGTTTCGCTCATAGCCGAAACGGCTACGGTCGCGCCATGCAGACCGCTCGCCTCCCGAACCGCATCAAGACCCTGATGAAGGAAAAGGGCTTCACACGTGAAGCTCTCGCCGAGGCCGTCGACGCGCATCCGGTGACCATCTCTAAGCTGATCGCCGGCACGATCGACATGACCACCAGCTGGATGGAAAGGCTCGGTGCCGCCCTCGGCGTCCCGCCGATCGAGATCCTCTCCTCGCCCGCGATGGTCCGCACCGTGACGGTCAAGGCGTCCGTCCAGGCCGGCGTCTGGTCGGAAAACTCCGAATGGCCTGATCGCGACGACTGGTATGAGGTGGCTATTCCACGCGACGCGGAACTCGACGGCATAGAACTGTTTGCCGCCGAAGTGCGCGGGGCTTCCATGAACCGCCGATATGCCGAAGGTTCGGTCGTCGTCTGCACTGCGCCCTGGCAGGACAACGAGGCGCCCATACCCGGCCGCCGCTACATCGTCGAGCGCCGCCGCCTCGATGGCACCATCGAGACGACCGTGAAGCTTCTTCATCGAGACCCCGACGGCGGCCTCTGGCTCTTGGCCGAGTCTGATGATCCCCGGTTTCAGACGCCCATTCCCGTGGACGGCGGGAGTGAGGACGAGGAGATCCGCGTGATCGGCCGCGTCCGCTACGCCGTCTCGCGCGAGTGACAGCACAGTAGCGAAATTCGCTACACGCTCTTGACAGGAACGTAGCCGTCATGGCTACATGCCTTCCATCGCACCCTGATGGGAGGTTTTCCTCGTGCTCAAACGTTCATCCCCCTGCGCCGCGTCGTCACTCGCAGTATGTGACATGGCGCAGCCGCGGCCCGCCTTCGGGCGGGTCGCCGGTTTCCCCTCCGCCGTCAAATCCTCCTCCCAGGCGGCGGCGCCTGCGCCGTCCGGCGCAGCGCGTTCCTCCCGCTCTGTGCCGGGCGGTGCCCATCGTTGCGCGAACGATGGGCCCATCGCTTCGCCGCCCACGCTTTTTCCCCGCCTGACGCGTCTGGCCGCTGCGGCAACGCCCGCCATTTTCCGGCGGACCGCTGCCCGATTGCCCATCCCAGCAGCGGACTTTGCGCCGTCTGGAGCCTCGCCCTCCCAGGCTCGGCCGGACGGCGCCTTTTTCACCTCCGAGGCCGCCGAGCGCCGCTTCGGCTCGTTCCATTATGCGAGCGAGGCCGAGGCTGAGGAGGCGCTCGCCGCCCTCCTCGCAGAGTCCCGTCGCCGGCACCTCGCCGACGGCCTCTGGATGGCGACCTTCTTCACCTGCGCCATCGCCGCCGCCGTGATGATCGGCTTCGGCTTCGCCGAGGGCATCATGCGCCTCCCCGTGATCGGGGGTTGAGGCGATGATCCAGTTCCGCACCCTCACCGACGCCGAACTTGCCCGCATGGCCGCCGCCCACCGCGCCGCTCTGGGAGAAGACAGAGCGATCCCGGAAGCGACGCCCGCCGCCGAGGCGATGGCCGCCCGGATGATCGACCACGCCGCGCTCACCGGCGCCTGCACCGACGCCGATCTGATCGAGGCCGGCTACACCCCCGACGATCTCCGCCGCCACGCCGCCACCGCCCGCCGCATCGCCTACGGGCTGACCGAACGGGTGCTGTCGTGAGCGCGGAAACCACCGCGCCGGCCTTCGAAGGCTGGGCGATTCTCGAACTAATGGGCCATCGCGTCCGCCCCGGCCGTGTCAGCGAGGTCGAGATCGCCGCGTCGAAGATGCTGCGCGTCGATATTCCGGTCGGCGTCGGCGAGGACGAATACGTCACGGAATATTACGGCGGCGCCTCGGTCTACAGCCTCCGCCCGACCAGCGAGGACATCGCCCGACGCATGGCTCGCGATCGCTTCGGCGCCGATCCCCGCCCGGTCCGCCCGGTCGACTATCGCCCCGCCATCGCCGCAAGTGACGAAGCTCCGGAATACGACGATGTCCCGGAGTATGAGCCGTGACCGCCCGCCGCCTCGTCGACGCCGGCGCCCTCACGTCCGCCGCCCTCCTCCTCCTCGCCGGCCTCGCCGTCGGCAACGCCCGCCTCGCCGCCACCGACCGCGCCGGCCAGGAGGCCTTCGCCAGCATCCGGGGGATCGGCCGATGAACCAGCGTGCCGAGCTGCAGGCCGCCACCCCGCCGGTCCCGTTCCGCATCCACTATTCCGACGGCGAGGCCCGCACCGTGAGCGCCGTCGATCCCGATGCCGCCCGCACTGTGGCGGCGCGGGACGGCGTCCGCATCACCAAGATCAAGCGCGACAGAAGCGGAGAACCGCGATGACGATCGGCTCCATTTTCACCGGCGGACGGGCCGCCATGGCCCTGGCTGCGATCGCGGCCATGGGCTCACGCTTCGGCATCGGCGAAGGCTTCGACGTACTGCGCATCCAGCCTGCCGAGCCGCCTCGCGCCAGCCCCAAGCGCCGGACGACGCGTCCCGCCCAGAAGCCGGGCCGCTCCCGCTACAAGCCGCACCAGGGCCCCCGCGAAAAGGCGCGCCGCGTTCGCCAGATGGCGAAGCGCGCCGAAAGGCTAGCGCTATGACCCGCCGCTTCGAAGCCAACCCGCCCCACGCCACGCCCGGCATTGCCCTGATCGAGAACGGCCGCCCCGTCGAGACCGTCTGCCTCTGCCCCCGCGCCGACTGGGCGCCGCAGATCGCCCGGGCGCTGAACGCCATCGAGGCCATCGAGGGAGCCCAAGCCGAAATCGCCAAGGCGATGAACGCCAACGGCTTCCTCACCGCCCCTCATCCTGAGGCGCTCGCGGAGCGAGCCTCGAAGGGCGAGGGGTCCAGCGAGCGCGGCATTTATGTCGCCAGCAAGACCCGGCATGCCGCAATCTGGCGGCTCTACCGCGATCGTGACGACTGGCCGATCAATGCGACATGGATCGACGAGGCCGGAGAGGGCGAGAGCGGCGACCTTGCCGATCTGTGGCGGCGCTGCATTCACGAAGCTTCGACCGCAGACGCGCTGGTTTGCTACCGGGAGGACGAGGACGTCCTGAAGGGGGCATGGGTCGAGGTCGGCGCCGCGCTCGCCAGCGGCGTTCCCGTCTACGCCGTCGGGCTCTCGGGCTTCACCATCGCTGCAGACCCTCGCATCACGCATTTCGATACGCTCGGCGCCGCCATGCTCGCAGCGCTCGAAACGTATCAGCGTGCCGCCGCGCGCCGCAGCGCCCCTCATCCTGAGGCGCTCGCGGAGCGAGCCTCGAAGGGCGAGGGGTCCAGCGAGCGCGGCGGCGACGCCCCGATCTCCCCCCTCGTGGGGGAGATGGGCGGCAGCCCAGAGGGGGGCACGGAGGGCGCCATCCTGTCCGGTGACGGCGCCCGGCCCGCCTGCAGCTGCGGCTTCACCAACAACGATCTGCGCACGCAATGCCGCGGCTGCGGCGCCATTCTGTCCGGCGTCGGCGCCGAGGCGCCCCCCTCTGCCTTGCCAGGCATCTCCCCCACACGGGGGGGGATCGGCAGCGGCGACGCCGCACCCCTCGCTGCCCTGACCGTCGCGCTGCGGTCGGCGATCGACGCCATGGATGCGATCGACGACATGATCACCAACTGCGCCGACGCCCCGACCAATCCCGACAGCCTTCCGCAAATGCTCAAGACCTATGTCCAGCAACAGCGGAAGTCCGCGCATCGCGTGCTGGCAGAGATCGAACCACACGCCGACATCTTTCCGGACGAGAGCGACCCAGACGGAGGCGCCGCGTGACCCCCGTCTTCGCCGCCACCGTCACCGGCCGCCTCGTCGATCTCGCCGCGCCAGACATCCGGCCCGAGCATCTCTTCACCGAGATCGCCCACGGCCTCGGCAATCTCGCCCGCTATGCCGGCCAGACGGCGACGCCCTATGCCGTCGCCCAGCACTCGGTGCTGATGGCCGAAGCCTGCGAGGACGAGACCGGCGATCCGCTGACCGCCGCCTTCTGCCTGCTGCATGATGGTCACGAGGCGATCCTCGGCGACAAGACGAGCCCACGCAAACAGGCCGAAGAGGCGGAGTTCCGCGGCAAGATGGCCGAGAACGCCACCCCCCAGCACATCGTCGATGCCTGGATCGCCCGCTGGCGCGGCATCGGCCGGGCGGTGGAGCGCCGGCTCGACCGGGCGATCTGGCGCGCCGCCGGCCTCCCCGAGCCGACCCACATCCAGGCCGAGGCGGTCAAGGCCTACGATCTCAGGGCACTCGCCACCGAGCGCCGCGATCTCTTCGGCCATTCACCGGCCTGGCCAAACCTCGCCCCCGGCATCCAGCCTTTGCCGCTGCGCCGGGGCCGGATCAAGCCCTGTACCTTCGCCCTCGCCGCCGAGCGCTTCGTCCAGACCCTCACCCGCCTCTGCCCCGACGCCGCCATGGCGGCCGGGCGCCTCGGGCCGGGTGACGACGACACGTCGCATCAGGCGGCGCCAGCCGCCGGCCTTTCATCCGGGCTCCGCCAGCGATCGAGCGTCGCGAGTGAGCTTTCGGGCAGCCCCCAGCAAAGGACATCCGCATGAAACTCCTCCGCGAAATGCCCGCCCTCATTGCCTGGCTCGAAGGCGGCGAATTGTCCGAGAAGATGCGCGACGAGCTGCGCGATACCGTCAATGCCCTCAACGAGGCCGCCGGCCCGAAGGGCAAGGCCAAGGGCTCGCTGACCCTGAAGCTCAACCTCCTGGTCACCGACGGCCGCGTCGAGATCGCCGCCGAGATCACGACCAAGCGGCCGAAGGAGGAGCGCGGCTCGACGATCCTCTGGGTCACCGAAGCCGGCGAGCTCTCCACCGAACACCCGCGCCAGCGCGACATGTTCGACGGCCCGAGGGCCGTCGCCCCCGACCGCACCGCGGCCGACGCCTGATCCAACCCTCGCAAACCGGAAAGGACGAGACATGACCGACGAAACCACCGACAACCACGAGACGACCCCGCCGATCTTCGACAAGATCGATCCCGCAACCTTCCTCAATCTCGACGGCGATGCCATCGAAAAGCTGGCGGCTTTGGGCGCCGAGGCTTCCGGCGTCGGGCATGTCCATCTTGGACTGGACTTCGAAGGCTTGCCCGAGAGTGCGCCGATCGCCTTCACCAAGGGTCCGAACCCGAAGCACGAGAGCCTGAAGCGCCTCGTCGAGGAATGGCGCCTTCATCCCGAGCGCCGCAAGGGCACAGCCACCGTCGGCGACGTCGCCAGCTTCTGCGGCCTCGTCAATCGCCAGAAGACCGACAGCTCCGTCGTCTTCGCCAATTCCGACTGGCGGGCGCCCAGCCTGACCGCCGTCATCGACTATCATGACGACGCGGCCGATGGCCCCGCCGGCTGGCTGCAGCACCGGGTCCACTACGCCTTCCCCTTCTCCGACGAATGGACCGTCTGGGCGGAGCACGACGGCGTCTTCATGCCCCAGGTGGATTTCGCCGAATTCGTCGAGGACCGCGCCCCGGACATGACGACGCTCACCGAGGCGGAGGCCGCCAGCATCGCCCGCGACCTGCAGGTCCAGCGGATCGGCACGCCCTCGGAGATCTTCGAGCTCGCCCGCGGGCTTCAGATCAACGTCTCCTCGAAGATCCGGAACGAGGTGAAGCTCCAGTCCGGCGAGGCGAAGATCACCTTCGACGAGGAGCATTCCGGCGCCGACGGCCAGCCGGTCAAGGTGCCCGGCGCCTTCGCCCTGATGATCCCGCTCTTCTACGGCCAGGAGCCGATCACCGTCCCGGTGCGCCTGCGCTACCGCATGCGCGGCGGCACGATCCTCTGGGCCTACAAGCTGTTCCGCGTCGACCGGACGATCACCGAGGCCGTCGACCACGCCAAGGCCGAAGTGCGCCAGGCGACCGCCCTCGCCGTCTACGAGGGCAAGCCGGAAGCGGCGGGCGCCTGATGGAAAAGCTCTTCGCCATCGGCGACAGGGTCGAGAAGTTCACCGGCGATTATCAGATCGCCGGTGAGGTCCGATCGGTCTTCACCACCTTGGCGGGGAAGACCCGCTACGTCGTCGAGCATTCCCCCGGGTTTCTGCACATCTATGGCCCGTCCAACCTGCGCCCGTTGCATCCGGACGCCGCCGAGGACGAGGCACCATGACCCTCTCCCTCACCCTGCCCCGCGCCGCGCTCCTCCCCCTGCTGGCCCGCGCCATCAAGGTCGTCGAGAAGCGGAACACCATCCCGATCCTCGACCACCTGGTGCTCTCGGTGGATCGTGAGGGGGCCGTCTCGGTCACCGCCACCGATCTCGACATCTGGATCGCCGAGGCGCTGCCCGCCGGCACGGCGGATGTCACCGCCGCCGGCGCCATCGCGCTGAAGGCGGGCCTTCTGCACGACGTGCTGCGCAAGCTGCCGGATGGCGAGGTGAGGATCGCGGCGGACGAGGACGGGGGCCGCGTCACCGTCTCGGCCGGGCGCGCCCGCTTCGCCGTCAACGCCCTGCCCGCCGAGGACCTGCCGGAGGCCCGCACCGTCTCGGCCGAGCCCTTCCGGCTCGACCCGTCGGCTCTGGCGGCGATCGTCGAGACCACCGCCTTCGCCATCTCCACCGAGGAGACCCGTTATTACCTGAACGGGATCTATCTGCACGCCGTCAGCGCCCCTCATCCTGAGGTGCCGCCGCAGGGTCCTGAGCCTGCCGAAGGGCCGAAGCACGAGGGGCCGGGGTCCCCGTCAGCGACGGTCCAACGGACGGGCGAGACCAGTGGCTCGCCCTTGGAGGCGAGCGAGCTTAAGGACGGGGCAGACAGACTCTTGGTCGCCGTCGCCACCGACGGCCACCGCCTGTCGCGCCTGGCCCTGCCGGCCCCCGCCGGCATGCCCGCCTTCAAGGGCGCCATCGTCCCGAAGAAGACCTGCGGCCTCCTGGCCATGCTCTGCGAGGTCTCCGGCGGCCAGCCCATCGAGCTCGCCATCGACGACAACGCGATCCGTCTCGCCGCCGGCGCCATCGTCCTCACCTCCAAGCTGATCGACGGCACCTTCCCGGATTACACCCGCGTGATCCCGCAGGCCGCGCCCTTCGCCGTCACCCTCGATCGCGCCGCGCTCACCGCCGCCATCGACCGCGTCGCCACCGTTTCCACCGAGCGCGGCCGCGCCGTCGCCTGGACGATCACCCCCGGCGAACTCGCCCTGACGGTGACCAGCTCCGAGACCGGCACCGCCGACGAGACCATGCCCGCCGAGACCGACGGGAACCCGGCGACGGGCCCGCTGGCAACGCCGCCGGACGGCTTCCGCATCGGCTTCAACGCCCGCTACGTCACCGACCTCCTCGCCACCCTCGACGGCCCCATCGTCACCGTCCGCCTCACCGATCCCGGCTCGCCCGCCGTGGTCACCGACCCATCCGACGACCGCCGCACCATGGTCCTGATGCCGATGAGGGTTTGACCCCCCAACGGCGGACCGCAACCACAGCCCCTCATCCTGAGCCTGTCGAAGGACGAGGGGCGGACCGAAAAGGATCCCGCCCATGAAGATGTTTCTCGTCGCCGCCACCGTCACCACCCATTCCGAAGCCGGCACCCAGGCGATCGCCGAAGACGTCTGGGCCATCGTCGCCGAGGCGCTCCGCGAGCACGGCTACACCCCCGGCCTCGTCCAGGCGACCGGCGTCGACTTGCCGGAACAGCCCGATCACACTTTGACGGAGATCACCCCCCATGGCTGACGGCACCCGCATCGAATGGACCGACGCGACGTGGAACCCGATCACCGGCTGCGCCGTCGTCTCGCCGGGCTGCACCAACTGCTACGCGATGAAGCTCGCCGGCACCCGGCTGCAGCATCACCCGTCGAGAGCCGGCCTCACCCGGCCCAGCAAGGCCGGCCCGGTCTGGACCGGCGAGATCCGCTTCAACGCCGACTGGCTCGACCAGCCCCTGCGCTGGCGCCGCCCCCGGATGATCTTCGTCTGCGCCCATGGCGACCTCTTCGCCGAGGGCGTGACCGACGCCATGCTCGACCAGATCTTCGCCGTCATGGCGCTCTGCCCGCAGCATGTCTTTCAGGTGCTCACCAAGCGCCCCGAGCGGATGCGGGATTATTTGCGCATTCGCGCCGGCGATTTCATGCTCCACTGGCCGGATGCGGCTCGACAAGCCGGAGCGACTTTGCTCGACTGCCGATCGGTCAAGGAATTGGTCTTTCCGCTCCCCAACGTCTGGCTCGGCGTTTCCGTCGAGGACAAGACCCGCGCCGACGAGCGCATCCCGATCCTCCTCGACACGCCGGCGGCCATCCGCTGGGTGAGCGCCGAGCCTTTGCTGGGGATTCTCTCGCTGAATGAGATCAAGCTGAAAAGCGGCGCGCTTATCGACTCTCTATCGTCACGTCGTGACGGCCCATACGTCGCATCACCGTCCACGCTCAACTGGATCATCGTCGGCGGCGAGAGCGGCAACGGCGCCCGGCCGATGCATCCCGACTGGGCCCGCTCGCTCCGCGACCAATGCGCAGCCGCCGGCGTGCCCTTCCTGTTCAAGCAGTGGGGAGAGTGGGCGCCGGGCGAGAACTGCAACAGACGCCAGACGCACACCGAGGACGTCGCCACCTTTTACAGCGAGGACTGGAGCAACCCCGGCTGGCACTATGGAAGGATCGGCGTCAGCGCCTCGGAGGAGATGCACCGTGACGACGAGCCGGATCTCTGGCGCGTCGGCAAGCACGCCGCAGGCCGCCACCTCGACGGCGTCACCCACGACGCCTTCCCGGAGCGGGCCCATGGCTGAGGTCCGCATCACCAAGATCATCTGCGGCTCGTGCGAGGGAACAGGCGAGTGCCGGCTGCTCGCTCCAGCGCCATGCCTGTGGTGCAAGGGCGCCAGGCGCCTACCGACAGCAGACGCGCTGCACTACGCCAACACCGTCTACATGCTCGCCGGCGGCGGCTACATCGCCGGGGATCATGACCTCGAGGTCATGCGCAAGATGGAAGCGCAGGCCGAGTGCATCTATGCGCTTTCCGGCGCTGTCCCGCCATGGAAGGAGCCCAACCATGGCCGGTGAGTGGAAACCCGAATACCCAAGCCAAGAGCGCGAACCCGTTTGGGTCTGGTGGGACCGCGACGAGCCAGAGACCGGCCTTGTAGGCTTCCACACCAAGGAAGATCGGGATCGGTTTCAGAAGAAGGAACCCGGACCGTACCGCCGCCGAGTTTCAGCCGACGGCAAAACGATCTCGCAACTCGCCGATTGGCAAGACTGGATGCAGGAATGCCGCGACATCCTGAAGAACACGAGGATTGACTGATGGCCGATGAGATTCCGCAGGACGTGACGGTTCTGGTCCGCCAGGTCATCAAGGCTTTCCCGCCATCTCCCGGCAGAGAGTTTGACGTGTCCTCGGTGACCCGCGATCTGATGCTTGCCACGACGGCGGTAATGGCCGACCGAGCCTCCGACGCCCGCCTCCAGGCGGCACGGGCAGATGAACGCGATCGCATAGCGGCGAGGTTGCGGGAAGAGGCCGACATGCTCCCTTGCGACGAAGACGCCAACGTGACGCGCGGAAACGCGGATCTGATCGCAGCGGACTTCAGCTACGCGGATGCGGAGGCCGCCGCGATCCGCAAGGCGAAGGACATCGGCGATGCCTGACACCGTCCTCGACCGCGCCATCACCCCCGCCGAGGCTGTGGAAAGGCTGTGCGCGAAGGGCGTCAGGGTCACCGAGCGCACGCTGCGCGAGAAGGCCAGGGCGATCGGCGCCTATCGTAAGATCGGCCGGGAGATCTTCTTCCTCCCAGAAGACCTCGAGAAGATACTGGAGCCGACATGCTCGAAGCGAAGCGCCGCCCGAAAAGCCCCTACTGGATCCTGCGCGGCACGGTCGACGGCCGCCGCGTCGAAATCAGCCGCAAATGGACGACAGCCGCGGCCGCGCGCCGCGCCATCCCCGGCCTCCTCGCCGAGCTATGCGCCGATCCGTCTGATCAATCCGGACTGACCTTCGACCGCGCCCTCGCCGTCTATCTCGAGACGCGGCCCGATGCGCGCTTCACCGCGCCGCTGTTGCGCTATTTCGCCGGCACGCTGGTCGCCGACATCAACAATGCCGAGATGCGCCGCGCCGCCGCCGCCCTCTATCCGGCGGCCGCCCCGGCGACCATCCGCCGCCAGCTCTACACGCCGGTCAAGGCGATCCTCAACGCCGCCGCCGCCGACGATCTCTGCCACGTCCCCAAGCTCACGGCGCCGTCAGGCGGCAACCGCCGCACCGTCTTCTTCCTGCCGGACCAGGCCGACGCGCTGATCACCTCGCTCGCCGGCGAGCGCAACGGCTTCCTCGCGCCCATGGCGACCTTCCTCTTCGGCCAGGGCTGCCGCATGGGCGAGACCGTCACCCTCGACGGCCGCGACGTCTCGCTGGAGCATCGCTTCGCCATCCTGCGCGACACCAAGAACGGCGAGGAGCGCCGCGTCTCGCTGGTCCCCCGCGTCGTCGCCGCCCTCTCGACGCTGCCGACCGTCGGCCAGCCGGGCCCCCTCTTCCGCCGCATCGACGGCTTCGGGTTTCGGCATGGCGGCGCCAATGGCGGCCAGATCAAGAAGCCCTTCGCCCGGGCCACCGAGGCCGCCGGCCTCGATCCTGAGCGCTACACGCCCCATGTCTGTCGCCACTCCTGGGCCACATGGTTCTACGCCCAGACCAAGGATGTCCGCCGCCTGCAGGACGAGGGCGGGTGGAAATCGGGGGAATGGCAGCGCTACACCCGCCTCGGCACCCCCGACCTCGGGCAGTCCGCCTTGAGGGCCGGCTGGGATTTCTCCGAACTGGGGGAAAATCGGGGGAAAATGCCGCAAGAGCCTGCCGCCGCAAGGGCCTGA